CATCTTCCATCTTCCAACCTGTAAGTGATGGTGAACGTATGTTATCGGAGATGGAAGATGGTTATACTGGTGGAGATCCGTCAGACATATGGGCAGAGGAAGCACCTATTACATCTAAAGCATCTGTAACTCAACCTAAGGAGCAATTCATACAACAGCAAATCACTGCTAAATTAGCAACTGTTATTAAAGACTCTGCCAGAAAATGGTTACCTAAAGAGCAGGTTAAATCCAGAATGGCAACTCAGTATATTGGTGATGGCGCTCCTGACTCAAGTACAGCCCGGTATAAAAAGTTGTATGAGTCCTATGGAATAGCAAACACTGGAAAGTATGCTGCCAATGATATCGTATGGGTATCTTCTAATGGAAAACGCATGAATCGTGTAAATCCAATTGAGAATGGAGTTCTTCAGGGAGTGTATAAGAATATCAATAAGGCAATTGCAGCTGAAGCTGCGATAGTAATGGATACTCATGCACATATCGAAGCTACCAAAAGTTACAATATAGGTGAAGTAGCACTTGCTGAGTATATGAATGCAAATGGATATTCACGAGACAAGCAGGGCGTATGGCGGTTAGATGCTGTAAGGATAGAAGAGTTGAACGAGCGTGCTTTATCTGCATTAAAGGCGGGAGATGCTGATGTGGTGGATGGACCACCAGATCCAGACCCTACTGAAGAAGAGTTTGAACAGATGAGGTATAATAGGGAAGGACCAAGTGGTGAACAACTATTGGCTATGGCTGAAGATGGTAATACTGGAGGAGATCCGTCAGACATGTATGCATGGCAGGAACAGGAGTATAGGGCGGAAGAAGCGAGTAAGCGTGAAGAGAAGATTAAAGATCGTGTAAGAATACAAGGAGATACAGTCAACGAGATAAACAAGGTATCTGCGGAGAATAAAGCTTCAATGGACGCAACGATTGCGGATCTTACAGAGAATTTTGAAAAGTATTTCCCGGCGTACGTAGATTTCAACACTGAAGAGCGTGCAGCATTTATAAGAATGATGGGTGAAGGACAAATAGAAATAAGTTGTTAAAATGGCAAATTGCAAACAAGTATCGTACACTCCCCAGGAGTTCAGGAATATGGTTGATAATCACCAGATTGTCTATACTATCTATCCTGATCAGTCTCAAAGTATCACATCAGAGTATCTGGAGGATACACCAAAGAGAATACAGATCGGTGAGGTAACAAACGTCAAGGGTATAAAGCAGAACGTCTATGTTGACATAGCCACAGGAGCACAGATACTGGAGAACCGTGTGACTGATGAAGCCAACCGGTCATTCCGCAGGCAGAAGGGTGCCACGGAAGCAGACAGGATATCCAACCTGCCGGACAATGTCATCAAGCGTGATACCGGTACTTTTGTGCATAGCATCAACCAGCAGATTGCGTTATGCATCCTTGAAGGTGGAAGCGAGACCTGGATGAATAAGATCAGGTTCCTTGCCCGGGACTCTGAGTATCATATTAATGCTGAAGATTTTGAGATGCTTCGCAAGGGAGTGCAGAAGGTCATCACTCAAATAAAGGATACTCAGGACAAGATTAATAAAGCCAGCGGTACCGAAGGTAAGGTTAAGATTTACCTGGAGCATCTTGTGATGGATCCAGAGCGCAGCATAGGCGGAACCATGGATATAGTTGCCCTGTTCTCGGACAATACTGCTTCCATATATGATTACAAGACCATGCGTGCTCACGCTCAGGATCTGATAGTGATGGATAACAACGTACGGCTGATCAATGACTTGGTCCCCATGCACAAGTACGAAGGATTTACTATGCAGCTGGGTGAATACCAGAGGATACTTACCCAGCGCTACGGTGTTAAGAGCATACGTGAGAGCCGCATTGTACCTATTATGGTTCAGAATGACCTTAAGCAGAACAGGGCAGCTCGTAAAGAGGATGGCAGATTTGATAAGCGGGTAACACTCGTGCAGATGGGCTCCGAGGTATCAGAGTTCCTTGAGCAAATTGCTATCAATGAAAGTATGCGCGTGCCCGGGCTGGATAAACTGATACAGGGACAGATGAATATCGTCGAGCGGCTCCGTGAGCAGGTGAAGACCGCCCCGGGTAACGAGCGTGAAGCGATGTACAAGCGTATCACCACCATTACCAGGGGGCTGAACTCTCTGATGATCAAACGTGATATCAGTTCGCTTCTTGCAAACGTTTATGAACTTGCAGAGGTAGTCCGCAACCAGATGGCTGTACAGCGTACCATGCCCGACGGTAGCCGCAACCCTGAGTACATGACGATACAGGAGATGATTGACTATGAGGGACAGTTGAATCTCTATAGGGAGATGGTCACAGACTTGAACAAGGAGCTTAAAGAGGATGAACCCGGGTACCAGGAGAGATATAAGGCAATACTGTTTGCTCAGGGAGAAGCTGATAAGGCATTCGATTCAATACGTAGTGAGATACAAAGAGAAGCTATCTCTGGAATAGAGGAGCAATACCTTACTGAGGATGGTAAGCTTAAACCACAAATCAGTCTTGACACTCTTGACAAAACTACAACCCGGCATAGCCAGATTGAGAATGTGTTGTTTAAAAAATCCAAGGAGTTGTTCGACCAGGCGTATTACCGCCGTGATATGGATATGCGCAGGATTACTGAAGATCTTGAGGATAAGACAAGCGCCTTGTTCAGATGGGCAAAAGAGAATGGACTGTCCCATAAGCAGGCGTATATGAAGCTTGTGAACATGTCCACGGGTAATATGCATCCGATGTTGGTACAGAAATTCTGGGATGAGCGCAAGGAAGCTTTGGCTTCGCGTGACGTCAGTTGGATGAAAGCACATTACAAAGTTGACCGTGAGAAGGTCGGGGCACGCTTTGCAAAGAACCGCAAGGCTCAGGAGTCAAGGCTGAAGCGCATCTACCATAATGCCGAGGACCTTATCATAGACGGTAAAGTAGTAAAGAAGAGGAGCGCAACTGACTACCAGGCGATGATAGACAGGGATATGAAGGAATGGGATCGTAAGAATGATCTTCTCAACAGTCCGGAGGCATGGCTTAATCCTTATACTCAGTGGCAACTGAATCTTAAACAGGAAACCATCAACAAATATAAGTCCGATGAATACAAGTACATAGAGAGTAATAAACCGCTTAAGGATTATTACGATATGTACAATGAGTACAATAAGCAGTTTGCCAAGATGATGGGATTCTCCCGGGAAGACCTTCCGTCTAACTTTATTCCTTGGATACGTAAGGATGTTATGGACAGGCTGATCGCCGGAGGATTTTCCCAAATGGGGAACTCCATAAAGGAAATGATCGATAGCCTGAAGATCCGGGAAGATGATATTTACCTGAAAGGACAGGATCTTAATACCGGAGAGATGCGCAGGCATCTTCCAGTGTTGTTCTACCATCCTCTTAAGAATGAGGATGGGACTAAGGCGATAAGCGAGAAGAGCTTTGACCTCACTAACGTCATGGTGCAATGGGCAAAAGTTGCATACAACTACCAGCACATGTCTGAGATCGAGGGTACCATTCTTGCGATGAAAGAGTACATAGGCAGTGACAGCTTTAAGGAGTACCAGACGAATTCGTCCGATAAAAAACTTTTGCATCGTGCCGGCGGATATGCTACAAAACAAGTCGGAGCAGCTTCCGATGCTGCATCAGTGTTCGGAAAGCAGGCTGACTTCCATATGTACGGGATACGTTACGGAGAAGGTGGTGTGCTGGACAAAGGCAATACCAAGAAAATTCTGCTTACTGCCAAGAACTGGCTGGCACTCAACAAGCTCGGCTTTGGGTTTTTCCCGGGCTTTGCAGCGGGTGCGCAGGGTCACATCAGTGCGATCATTGAAGCAAAAAAGGGGCAGCACTTTGATATGAAACAGTATGGCAATGTCGTTAAGATGCTGGCAAAGGACACCCGCAGGATGCGTGGAGCGGCTGACTTCTTCCATGTATACGCTGAGGATCGTTCCTATAAAAAAGCACTTGAGCTTGCAGGCTCAAAGCTTACAAAGATATTCTCCTCACGCTTTGCATTCTTTCCTATCAGGCTCAGTGATGAGTCTGTGGATGATGTGGTACTATGGTCGATGATGCAGAACTACGGATTGGATACTGAAGGCAACCTGGCTCGCCTGGTGAACCTTCCCAAGGGGTCTCAGAGTATACTGGAGCTGACCAGCATGGACAAGGATGGTAAGTTCAAAGCAGATATACAGGAGCATGGTTACATTCAGTTCCGTAATGCTGTTAGGGAAGTTGCCTATCATATCAAGGGTACCATGAACGATGAGGACATAGCCCAGTTCAACGTGAACCTTGCGATGTCAATGGCTATGCAGTTCAAGACATGGATACCAGGAGTGCTTGAGGAGCGCTTCGGCAAGCTTAGCTACTCCAAGACACTGGACGCTGTCAACTATGGCAGGTTCAGAGCGTACTTTTCGGAGTATGAACATATACAGGGAGCATCATGGGTCGAATGGTTCGGTTCGGTCGTACTTCCGAACATGGGCAAGCTCCTGGCTGATATAGGGACCTTTGGTCTTTCAACCAAGATGGGTATCAAGAGGGTAAACGAGAAGCGTGCCAAGGATTACTTCGACAGGTGGCGTATACAGGACGAGAATCAGGACAAGATGGATACCTGGTATCGTGCTGCATTTCGTACATGGAAGAACCTCAATGGCAATCCCAAGATAACATTCAAGGAGTGGATCTCCTCTCATAGCGCTGAAGCCAATGCGATGATCTATAAAGAATTCCTGGATGCTAAGCAGGCGCAGATTAAAGCGATGGTCAATGAGATCAGGATAATTCTCGCCATGATGTCCGTACTTGCGCTGATGGGCGCCAAGGGGGATGACGATGACAATCCATGGTACTATGACACCTGGGCTGGAAGAACGATGAACAAATCGCTCAGCAGGGCATTGTCGGAACTTGCATTCGTGTACAACCCAACCGAGTTCATCCGGCTGACATCTTCACCATTCCCGGCACTCGGCATACTCGGCACGGCTATGAAAACCACCACCAATACATTTGATGAGATGCGTGATCTGATCTTCGGGGAGAACTCTTCCCGGGACATAACTCCATGGAGCTACTACAGCTCCCAGTTTGTGCCGGGTATCAAGCAGCTCGCTATGTTCTTCGAATTCTATGAGCAGAACAAGAAGAACCCATATACTTTGGGCGGTCAGGTAAGATAAAAAAAGGGTTGTCAGTTACGACAACCCTTTCCATTTTATTAAAACTCCTATCTGATGTCTGTTTTAGTGAACTCAATACCACTGTTTTTAAACTCCTTCTCAACAATCAAAATGTCCCATTGTATCACAAATGACTTGCCCCTGATAGGTAAGCCCAGTTCATCCGTGATCTGCTTGTACTGCTCAGGGCTCTTGTTTAAACTAACGATCATGAAGTCCTCAGTTGCAGTTAGTGGCTTCAAGCTATCCTGGTAAGATTCTATCCGAATGCATCTTCTTACGTTTGGATATTTCAGTACCCGGTTGACGAACTCGCCAGAAAATTCTTTGAATATTCTAACCAGTGTAGCAACCTCATAGGTATATCCGAAGTATCCGTAATTGGGTTCGGCTACGTACCGTTTAATCACACCCTTCTTAAAAAGGTTCTGCACGCGAACAAGTGTAGGTCCCTCGGAAAGGTGTAACTTTTGCGCGAGATCCTTGTTTGTGACATTGGCATCTTCTTTGAGGATGTTTAGAATTTCGATGTCTTTTGCATCGATGTCGCGTTTTTTCATTTTTCTATACTTATAAGTAGGTATTATGCTCTGCAAATATACATTATATTTCGTATATACAAGCAAAAATCATAATATTTGATAAATAAACAAAATATAATATCAGATAATTACCAATTGACTGATTGGATTTTGTTTGATACCAAGTAGTTGTTGCATTTACTGAAATAGTTATCACGTACATACTCCGGAGTATATGGCATGGCATTAGCTATTACCATATGCTTGGTCTTGCTGACCAATGATTGCAGCTCAGCGGCAGCACCGTATAACATGAAAACTATATTTTCTTTTCTTTCGTTCAACAACGATATAACATCGCCGGTAAATCTTTCCCAGCCTATGTTTACGCTTGGGCGTATACTGCTGGAAGTTGCAATGTAGTTAAGGAGTAACACGCCTTGATCGGCGTATGATCGCATCGTAGTATCAAAAGAAAGCATCAGGCATCCCTGGTAGATATCCCATTCTATTTCCTTAAGCAACTGGGTAGTAACCATAGGAACAGAACCGGTTCCCTCGATCCCAAAGGCAAGTCCGTTAGAACCTTTAAAGGGAAAAGCGTAAGGGGCTACCATGACAACCTTAACATCCATATAGGATGTAAGCTTGAAGGGTGCAAAGATGTTCTCTTTTGCGGGATACATGGGATAAGAAGCATAGTTCTTACCGAGATGGTTACCTAATTGGATAACATAATCCTCGTACAGCAATAGCTCTAATTCAGAGAACCATTCATAGCCGAACCTGCTTACAAGAGATCCGATAGTAGGATTATTCCACTCTGTATCCCAGAGTTTAATGGGCACATAACACTTCTTGTCCACAAAGGACTTGTTATCCCATTTATAAGAAAACCCGAGTGAACGGGCTTTCTGAGAGTTTATCCGGTATATTCCCCGGTCTGTTTCGTACTCAATCACATCGACTGCTTCCAGTACATTGCGGTTGATCGACCAAGATTTTGATTTACGGTGGATCTGTGTTTCTTCTTCGTGTTTATGGTAAACAAGTTTACCGTCGTTCTCTTTGATAGATCCAATATTACGTTCTTTTGTGCTGTTATCCCTTAGCAGGACGTTTAAGGTCTGAGGGTCTAAGCGAATATAATTCCCCTTAGAGTCTTCTTTCCTTATCTGGTGTTTTACTTTTTCGAGATCCATTAGTTTTTACTGAAGGTATTATAGGAAGAGGTTCTCCACATCGTTCGCACTTCCCCTGTGATTGAAAAATCACATTGCTTGTATAGTTACAAGCACGACAAACAGGTGAATAATAAGGCATTTATATATTTAATTAGACAGTAGCTAAAGAATATGCTGCGAAGATAACATTATAAATGTATAATCCACATTTTATTTTGCTTATTTATAAACCTCTTGCTAAATGTATTCTTTTGGCAAAAGAATATATGTCTTATTTACTGTCTCCTGCTCTTCTTTAGGATTCACCCAATCAGCTGTAGAAAAGTGATATACGATCCTGTTCAACAGATTCGCTGTCTCCACCCTACCCTTACGCAGATACGGTTCACTAATGATATAAACCCTGCATAAATTGTATCCCTTGGTCTCTACTGCTACCAGGTAATGATCGTCTGCCTGGTAGTTGCTAAACCCTTTCTTTTCCAGCCAGATCTTCACTGCATGGTCATAGAACGAAAGTTGGCGGTAGTAATGGTAATATTCAACACTCTCCGGGAAGTTGACAATGAATTTACTCGTTGTCTTAAAGTCCACGATGGAGAACGTCTTTGCCTTGTGATCCACCACGAGCCTGTCTATCTTGGCTTTGAAGCTGAGCTTAAGCCCGCCCCATTCCTCTGTCCAGTATATTTCTTCCTCGTTGTACACATCCTGCCCGGGTGAGTTCACCAGAAGGAGCTTGGCTGCATCATTACGCTCTACGCTGGCTGCGCATTTCTTCACTGTTTCGTACAGCTCAGCATCTATAATCGTTCGGTCACCGGCTACCTTCAGGGCATCGAAGTAGGGAGTACCCATCTCAATGACTTTGTTCAGCCTGGTGGCGTCTTTCCAGTTAGTTTGATATCCACATTCAACAATTTTAGCCATAATCTGCTCTTTGTACTGATCAAAAACGAGTACTGCCTGTTCTTCCGCACTTTTCTTAAATGCAGCCATGCTAAATACACCCTTCACGATATCGCGGATAGCCGGCGAGGGCATGTCGCATGTCAGCACTGAGAACTCATCAGGAGTGAGTATGTACTTATGTATAAAGTCGCCTTTCTCAAGTGACGGACTCTTTTCATCATCAAGTATGCCGTCTATGTATGCTTTAAATTTCTCCGGGCATCCACCGGTCTCCGGGTCTATGTAACTCAAAGATGAGTTGCTGATAGCCGGATTAAGATAGTAGTTTTCCATATTATGCTATTATAAGTGCTTGGTGTTGAATGTGAATTGCTCTCTCAAGTTCTTTTTCCCTTGCAGCCCTGATGATACGATCCTTAAGGTTCTCCCAGGTGATCGTGAATGGTTTGTTCACCTGTCGCTGCTCAATCTCCAGCTGGGTATCTATTGTTCGTACATGATAGATTATTGTAGCATGATTCCTTAGATGCACATACATAGCCAGCTGATTTCCTGAAAGCTCCCGGAAGAAGTACTTCAGAGCATATATGGTAAACCGCTTGGTCTGAACCATATAAGGTTTACGTCCTTCATACAGTATCGTATTCACGTTAAAAAAATCTTTACAGATAGCTCTTACCTGGTCAACTGAGATATTTTGTCTGACGTAATCGTCATGTTGTCTCTTATTTCGTCCCATATGTGTTTTAGTTTTGTTTGTAATTCTTCCAAGGTGCCGTTATTATCAATGATATAGTCCCAGTTCTTCACCAGGTCAAGAGCTATCTCGGACATGTGGATGTCTTGAGGTGGTCCACCACGGTTTATACGTATAAGTATGCCACCTCTTGCACGTATAGCGTCAAATTCGTTTGGGAACCTGACATCGGTGATGATCCAGTTTGAAGAGTGGTGTACAATACGCATGTTCCAATCATTGTCATTGGGAACTGGTTCTGAATACAACTTCGGAACATAGTCCTTCATGAGTGCATTCACCCATGTATTTGGATGAAGATTGTTCCTGATGGCGTCTGTACCGATCTTCTGCATGAACTCACGGACGGTCATCTTTGCATCTATAACATTCCCTACCAGCCTTATTAGATTTACATCATCCCATTCGGCTGGAAGGAATGATCTCTTCATGTCATCATCTTCAAGAAGCGCTTCAGGTATTCCTGTAAGCATTGCTGTTATGGTCTTCAGGTATCCTGCAAACTTCTTATTCGTAAACTCAATTCCGTCTTTCTGTGCAAGATCTGTCAGCATTTTACCTGCCGAGTCCTTGCCGCTCCTCTGGTGACTGCTAAATCCTATTATCATACTGAAATAATTAAAGGGAGAGGGTATCATCCCTCTCCCATTGTTAATTAAAATGTTTCCGTAGCAGTAGGTAATTCGGCAACTGCCGGTTCCATGACTGCATCGCCGATAAGGAACAGCCTATTCACAATGAGTTCACTCATTGCTTGCAAGGATGCTTCTTCCTCAGGTGTGAGGTCAATGCGTTCGTTGAGAACCTTTTGTGTTTCCCTGAGCTGTGCTTCAAGCTGGTTCTTCTCGTATCCGCAGTAGTTAGCTTCGAAATACGGTGTCTCCAGTTCTTTGAGGTAACCTTTGTCAGTTACTTCACAGATAGCATAGGGATAATACTCACATACCCGCATCTTCTGGAACGAATGGTCCTTAGGAACTGCAATGACATGAGCCGGGTTAACGAGAACTGCAAGGATGAACTGATCATCTTGTTTGTTGAAATCGGTAACGTAAGCCGGTGCACCTACATGCAGACCGTAAGAACAGGCGTTCTGAGGATCAGTGTCACATGTTTTTCTCTCCATCTCAACAACCTGACCGAGTTTAATGGTCATTTTCTTGGTGTGCCAGTCGGTGAATGACATCTCTTCCTGTTCAAACAACTCATTGAGCTTATGAAACAGCTCCTCAAGCGTTCCCAGGTTGTTGAAATAATTGGTCTCCATCCAGATGTCTTTAGGATCCTGTTCTACAAAGCCTTTGGACTTTGCAAGTGTAATTACTTCCTCACTGGTCAAATGATCTGCAAGGGGAAGCCATTCAATCTTGTGGTTTTCATACATCCACCCAGCTGCATCATCAGCTACAGAAAAGTCTTCATCTTCTACTTTAGCAACGATCCATTGGTCAATTTCAGCAGTTTTCATTGCCTCAAATGTCCAGTCCTCAGGATCTCGTCCGATACGAATGACCGAGAAATCTGCAGGGTTCTCGTGCATTGCAGCTTTCATATTGACAAACTGCTGTGCAATAAAGAGACCATAGTTCTTGTTCTTCATGTTGATGCCGGCTACAGACTTGTAAGCGATAAAGTAACCACTGTCTGTTATAGGAAAATGGAACTGATCGGCAAACGTAAACAGGTCTTCACGAGCCCTGTCGTCCGGGTTCAGCATACAGAGCTTCCAGAAATTCTCCAGAGCTGTAAGCGGGTATCCGTTCTTGGCATACTCCTTGATCTTCTGCACAAGAGTTTCAGGTACCGGTACTTTATATCCTTTAAGGAAGTAACGACCTACACGGTCTTTCTCAAGAATGCCGCTGTCGGCTATCCTGAAAGAAGGATCGGCAAAGTCCCTGAGAGCCTGTACAGCTGCATCCGAGCCATCAAGCTTGGCTTCCAGAGCCTTCTTGAAAACGTCTTCAGCTTCTTCTTCTGTTTCCAGTACAAGAGTGCTGTAGGCGCCGTTGATGTTGAGCGTGACGTTGGTTCCGCTCCGTAAAGCAAATACTCTGTTCATATTTAATAGTTTAAAATTGATTTAACATTTTGTCTGGCATACTTTTTAATGGCATCATACAAGGGTTTCTGATCTTCTTCGTCTTCTCTGGAAATATCATGACCTTCAATAAAATCAAGTAAGGGCATAGCATTATACCACGCTTCTACTTTTTTCACTTCTGTAAACAAATGTGCAAGTGAAGGATGAGGTCCGGAGGTAGCTATGATATTATCAACTACTTCTGTTGGATACTCCGATACGGCAGAGAAAACCTTTTCAACTGACTCTTCTGCAATCTCCCGGCATATCTTCTTAATCCTGGGAAAGCAAGGTTCTATTACATGGTCATAGACGCCTCCTGATTTGAAGACAGCTCTGAGATCATCACGTAATTTACACCTTGTGATATGCTTATGAAATCTCACAAACGCCTGGTCGATGCTGATTGCACCCGGGAGCTGGCTTACGATCTTTATGTTTTCCTTAGAGATCTTTAGAATGCGTATTGCCTTCTTATTGATTGAGTCCTTGGTTGACAGGTTTTTCTGTCTTGCAATTATCTTCCCAAAAGTCTCCAACTTATCACTTTCCTCGATATTTCCGTACACGATGACCTGGTTATGCTTTAGTCTTTTCACAAAGTCGGAATACTTCATCTTGTTCGATTCAAACGTCCTGTCGTATCTGGAAACGCCTGCATACTCACGGTAGAATATTAAAGTCCTGTCTCTTACTTCTGTATGGTTGCGCAGGTCAGCGATATAGGTTGTTAACCATGCATCGTCCACGGGAGTTTTATCGTAGCTTTCCGAATGTGCAAGCAGGTATTTCAATACTACTTGTGAGTATATCTCACATACTTCTTTTGCAACTGCAGAGTCAGTTACGACTGAAAACAAAAGCCTGTCAATATCTGGTGGATCCGTTGCTTTTCTTACTACATAGAAATCCCCATGTATTGAATGCAGATACAGATTCTTACGCTTACCGGCAGTTCCTGCAACACGAAAGATTTTGTATTTCTTATCTATGAGTTCCTTAATACCTTTTACCGACGAGTATCTTCTTCTTGAGTTCTCCTGACTTTTCATCGTGCCGGTAAAATCTATAAATCCTGGTACCTCATACTGAAAGAATGGGTTATTCCTTGGAAAAGTAAAGCTCGGGGGGAACTTTAAAAACTCCTTGTACTGAGCTGGTCTGGGCTTAATAAAACCTTTGACATTTATAAATACATCTTTGTCAAGCTTCAGTACGGGAGTATCATTCTTTACCAGCTCCATATAAACACTAAAGTCATCTACAGTCTCAGTGGTGCTATCCGAAAGTTTTTGAAGTTCAGCTGCTGCATCAATGAACTTTTGATTTATTGCTGCTTTGACTTTATCAGTGTACTCTATACTCTCTCGGTTCATTGTTACCGTAAGCTCTCCTATATCAAACCGAAGGGCAATAGGTGAATCAAACTCATATCTGTTGAGATTTTTAACCTGGTTCCAGTCAATGGGATATTTCACTTTCCCCAGGCATATGCTTGGTTCCAATCTATCATCACTTACACTATTATCACAGCGTACGATGAAATGCTTGCCTTGATAAAGCTTGTAGTTGTTGTCCATCCCGCAGTTGATATAATTAATGTTGTCAAAGAATGCGAGTTGGTTATGTATTTCCCGCTGGAAATCATTAAAATCGTTCTTGTTCTTTATCGGTATCTTAATCTCTGTTCCGTTATGCTTGTCTGTCGGGTTCTTCTCAACGAGCTGTACCTGGGGTACTTTTACGCCACGGTGAATGATATACACATACTCTATTCCCTCAAAGCGTGTTATGGCTGTGAAGCTGTCGATATATGAAAGGGGACTTTTGGCACCTATGCCGAACCCACCGATCTGGTCGTTGGTTGTACGTTTGGTGGATGCGAAATATTTTGAATAGATGTTTCTCATCCTCTCAGGTGAAAGTCCCACTCCGTAGTCAATAAAGCTTATGCTCCCGGGAGTACCGGTATAACCGTCTGGAGAAGTCATTTCGATGGTAACCGGGCGGGTAATGGCTGCTTCAATATGAGAATCGAAACAGTTTGATGTAATTTCTCTTACGATTGATCCTATCTTATTAGAGTACAGTCCGTCGGAAAATCCCTTGAACAGCACTCCCAGGCTCTCCTGGTCGATGGAGAAGTCAATAGATTCGTCGACCTCTGTGACGTCCACTCCGACGTCTGTAAAATTCTTTAATTCCATGTATATTGTACTTGTTGGTATAATACCGGTTAGTATATTACTTTTTGATTCTCTGCATATTCATTTTTGCTTACTGATACTATCAACTGCCTGAGTTCTCCTGGCTTGGTGCGTACGAACTGGCACCCGCCGCTCTTTGCTATGAAATTCACATTGTCGTCAGGCACGATCTTCTTCTCGGTCATGACGTCAAGGATTACCTTAGTATACACCCACGCCAGGTTGTCTATGTCAAACTCGTCTACCGGGTTGTCATGGATCTCCAGCTCTACCGTAATTGGCATCTGGTCTGCTGCTATAGGGGATATGTCATCGAAGTACGGACGGAAGAAGTCTTTCATGGCGCCTATTACCTTCGAGCGCATGATGGGATTTCCGGTTCCCTTGTAGAATTCTTGTCCGTTGATTTTCTTCCATGATGGAGTACCCGCCACACGCGGGTTCTTCACCACTGGTATTCCGTTAGGTCCCAGTAGCCGTCCCTGCTTGTCGAAGATGTTGCTATCATGCTTTACGGGAATTTTGTCCCCTTTTGCATAGTACTTAACTCTTCTGTGCTGCGATAACTGAACGTGGGTGATATACTCAGGTATGTTTAATTCAAAAAGGATTTGTTTGGTCATCTATCATTACTTTAAAAAAGTTATCATACAATTGTTTACCTCCTTCAAGCCCATGCTGCTCGATGTACTCTGCTGCATCCTTTGCATGGCAATCATGGTAGCCGAACCTGCCATTGGTGAAGAACAGGGGATGGATGCCAAAGCGCTTGCGCATCTTGTTTGCAGTGCGTATGCCGGCGAGGTCAAAATCGTACAGGCTATAGACCCGATGAAATCTCGCCCGGAGCATCCGGATACTTTCATCATCGGGTATAATCGATTCTCCCTGCCATGATACTGCCGGTACGTTGAACTTCTTCAGTACCAGGATATCCTTGAAGCTCTTGGTGATGATAACAAGCTCACCTGATGTGGGCAGCTGTTCCCATCCCATTACAAGGTTTGTGTTACATAAGAACCTGCGCGTTTGGCTGTAAGGGAAATAGATCTTATACTGTCCTGGTGCCAGCACTATTGCGTAGGCAGGATCGTATGAGATATAGCCGTAATTAATACTGCCATTGATCCACAAGGCATCTACCGGTGCTACTTTTAGACTGTACAGATCCTTTTCTGTTATATGGAAGCGGCTCCAATACAGTAGATCTAATCTATTGTACTTTCTCCATGATATCTCGAAGGTGGCTTTATCCTTTTTAATGTCCTCAGGTGTGAACCGGGATACCAGCTTTGGCAGTTCTCCGAGTTCTATTTGCATAAGATTGAAGTCTTTTGCCACGATATCCAATGCATCTTTGAAAGACACATTGTACAGGAACATCACCAGGTCAATGCAATTGCCCCAGAAGTGTCCGCTGAAATCCCGGAAGAACAGAACGCCCGTGCGTGAGTACTTGAACCCGCATGTGGGGGTCTTGTCTTTGCGTATAGGCGAACATACCAGTCCGTCTAATTGAACGGGTATTCCGAGATACTTTTCAAAAATCTGCTCTTGTGGTATTGATTGGAATAGAGAGGTCTTGGTGACCTCGGGTTGAATAGTGTACATAGAGCAAAGAATAAAAGGAGAGGGTTTTATTTCCCTCTCCTGTTAATAACCTAAAATGCAAACGGATCCGACTTGGCAGCTATGGTAAGCGGCTCAGAGTTGGATGTTGGTGATGCAAACGGATCAGCTATGACAGCCGCTTTCATCTTATATACGATGTTGTCGTACTTGGGATTGATAACGAGCTTGTTGGCTTCTGCCATCTTCTGGATGAAAGGCGCCTTTGCCTTCTTGGGAAGCTGCATGTAATCCTTGGAGTTCAGCACAATTTTCAGGCGTACCGGAACATTCTTGTAGGAAGCACCAAGCTTGGTGATGACCTGACCGCAGAAATCTTCCCAGCTTGAAGCTGTGAGAAATGCCTGTTCCTTGGGGATGAATGTCGTCATGATGTGCATGACCTTGCCGGTGAGGGCAAGTGACTCTTCCTTCAGAACGTCGTTCGGGTTACGGTTCCAGCTCTGTGCTGCTTTGATGGTATTCTCCTTGTTGATGGGGAAGATGGTCTCTGTATGGACTTCACCTGCCGGACCGCGAAATACGAACCGGAGTACTTTATCCTTTAGACCTTCTTTATCAGCCGGTTCGAATTTCACTGCATCAAGCAGGACGTTCTCCTGAATACCGGGTGTAAAGCTTACAAATGTGCTCTCTGTCTTGTCATTAATGTCGTACATAGTAAATGTTTTTGTGAGTTTAAATGAGTAACGAAATATTCTTTTGTTAAAGGTGGAAGATTATAAAGATACAGCTTCTTATTCGGAATATTATTTTGTTTAATCGTAATTTTATAAAAAAGCTGTATATACTTTAAACTACCGCCGCCTTTGGTGTGGAAGATATACTGTCCACATAAATGTTTTCCCATTCAAAGGGGAAAGTCATTCCCCGGAGATGCTCCGGACGAGCACCGGCTTCCAGGAAATCTGTTGGTTTGAAGGTGATGACAAGTTTGGACTCTTCATCACGGTATACATAGCCAATGGCATCTGCATCCGCGCATAAGAAGTTCTTCAGCTTGCCTGAGATGTCCAGGGTTGAGATAGAGAACTCATCCTTGGCGTCATTTTCGATACTGGTCTTCTTGCGATGACCTACGAGAATGAGCTTTTTGTCCAAATCCTTAAAGGCACCGACAACACCCATGACCCTTTCCCTTATTTGGCTGTAACCGCCACCATAGGGTATCTCGGACAGGGTGTCCTTGCCTTCTTTCATGAGTACCCATTTCTCAAACCATTCTATAACATTGTCAATGGTGTCAATGACGATGTACTCATATGGATACTTGGAGATATTGGCGGTAAGTTCATCCATTACCTGCTTGAGTTCCGACAGGTTATTTACCTGGTGACGGTTGACGGTAAGGAAATCAGAACCTTTCTCTGTATCTATTACCAGGTATTTGCTCGCCGGTAACTTTGAGAGCATGGTAGTCTTTCCCACCTTGGTTTGCCCGAAAATAATCAGGACTTTTGGATCGCGTCTCAGCGGTCCGCTTGGCTGTGTTGGTAACTTCATTACGTTTTCATTTTTTTAAATTCCATAAATGTTTACTTCACTCATAATGTTATCGTTATATTCATAAATGTTGCCGTGTGCAAAGTCACTTGTGAATCTTATTATGCCAACATCACCTTTGCGTTGCTTTAGGCAATGCAGGAATAATGCGCTATGAGCCGGATATCGCTTGGGTCCGTAGTTCTCTATCTGGAGAAGTTCCGGTCGGTGCAGCACCATGACAACGTCAGCTGCATGATATATCTGCTTCGAGCCATGGATATCGGTCTTGGTAGGGTAATGAAATGAGCCCTGGTTCGGTTCTCTTCTCCGCGGATCTTCAATTTTATCATTGAGCTGACCCAGCATAATGATAAGCGCTCCCAGATCCTTTCTTACTTCTATGAACATCTTGGCAAGCTCTGACATAAGCTCCACCTCACTGTCCTCGTCCAGGTACTTTGTAAGCAGGCTATGGTCAAGTGTGATGACAAGCTTGTCGTTGGGGAACCTGGCATGCACCTTATAGATAGTCTCACGAATTTCATTCCGGGTACCAGCCTTCTCCACATAGAACAGTTTGTCATTTACGAGTTTGTCCAGGCATGACAGAGCTTCCCGGTACATCTCATCAGTCAGCGGTGTCTCTGCGCTAAGCAGGCTACCGTAACTGGTGTTCATCATACCGGATACCGCCCTGAGCATCTCGTCTCCCGCGGACATTTCAAAGCTGAAATGAAGGATGCGAAAGGGATGTTTGAACCCGCTGTTAAGCTCTGGGTTCAGGAAGTCCCTGTGAAGGATGTTAAGGAACATACTCTTACCACCGCCAGAGGGACCTGCAATAAACACGAAGTTATCGAAGCGGATACCACCAAGCAGCAATCTGTTTAGTTTAGGGTACCTGGTATGAAGGTAAAGCTGTTCACCGTTCATCCCTTCTTCAATAGCTGATCGTGCGTCATTCAGCGCTCCCTGGCTCTGACGGCATGGCAGCGAGTATTCAAAGTTCCTTGTCTCCATATTTCTCTCCTATACCAATGTTTTGGTTCATTTCCTTTTCCAGCTCCTCCCATTGTTTTGATCGGAACCATTTGCCTATTCCAGTGTTGACGGCACCTACCTCGATGCCGTATTTAAGGGCATGCATCACCTTTCGATGAAGCCTGAGACTGTATCCTATCTTTACTGTGTACTCATCCAGGAACTTCTCTTTGTCTTCATTCTTTGTTGAAAATCTTCTTCCTTGTACATAGATGAGTGGTGGATAGGTATCCCAAAACTCCAATGCAGCATCACGCGTTACCTCGAATATCTCTGACGTAAACTTATCAGTGACGATGAACGCGTCCGCAAAATATTCTGCATTGTTGTTTTCGCTTTTTAAATAACCTCTGCGGACGAGGTCCTGGACTTCTTCCGGATGCAGCCCCTTGACCTGTTCCGTATACTTATACAATGCAACATAGTCCTCACGATAAATGAGGAACATGAACAGGAACTGGTCGCTGGAGATCCGGTGTTTGACCAGGAAATCCACTAATTGATTTGGTGTGTCGAATACTACCATGGTTTAAATATTTGTTTACCACTCCAGCAGCGAGACAATCCACTTCCACCATTGAGTAACCTCTATTGAAGCTACTCAGCGGTGGGATTTCCGGTAAGTTTAAATCGAGGGACCTTTGATCCTTCGAAGCTATGTTTACCCTCAGGTTTTTCATACGTAATTTCTTCAATTGTTGTAATCCAATAACCGTTTGGCATAGACGTTTGTCTCTGTCTTGCCCAACGCTCATCCTGCGTGTCCTTAATATAGAGATTGACTATCAGGGCGATCTTATCCGGAACAAACCTGATGCTCCTGCCGACGCGCTGAGTGAATTGACGCTCGGTGGAAGTACCAGATGTGATAAGGGCAAGCTCTATGCCTTCAATGTCAAACCCTTCGTCAAGGGCACGGGCGGTAGAAATGATCCTTACAGCACTGTTGGGGTCTTTAAATTCTGCCATAACTTCTCTGCGTTTCTTCACACTCATACCAGAGTGGTAGGAAACAGCTATTACGGCTCCTTCAGCCTCATTGATGCTTTTGGTCATCTCATCGGCAAAGTCCACAGTTTCGGCAAAACAGATGGTACGAAGAGGGAAAGCCTTGAGTATCTCCAGTGCTGCACTAACTTTTGCCGGTGCACTGTAGAGAAACGCGCGTCTTTCCTGCATAGCACGCATGTAGTTTACCGCTTTGATGAGGACTTGCGATTCGGTAATACCGAACTCCTGTGCAATCGGTATTCTCACGCTGAGATGCTTGAGAGCCTGTTGTACCCTATTGAAGTTCTGCTCAAAGAATGAGAAGTTATAGTTGTACTTTGAATTAATGCATTCGTACACGGCTAACTCTTCCCTATTCATCTCCAGTCCCAGGTTATATACCAGGAACGGGCTTATGAAGTTTTCCCTGAGAGCTTCACGAACGGGTACAGTACAGATAATAGGCGCATGTGAAAGGAGCATCGGATGTCTTAAGTCTGCTCTTTTGATGGTCGCTGTAAGACCGAGGATAGCTTTGTAGCTAACCCGGTCAAACACCAGACCAAACACATCTGCTGCATATCTGTGGATCTCATCGAGAATGAGAAGATCGCATGCGTAGTTCGTCTTTACTGCAGTATTAATTACGAGAACCTGAGTGTTCATCAGCTGATGCTCCCGGATATGGGTCATCCACTGCTCTTGCAGGTACAAAGTCGGTACTACGATGATAGTGCCCTGGCTGGGATTGACCCTATTCATCCTCTGGATGATAAGTACCCCTATATAACTCTTGCCAAAACCGGTCACCGCTTCAACAGTACCCTTGTATCCGTTGTCACGCCATAGTTCTATTATACTCAGCTGCTTCTGTAATTTCTTTTGATTTAACTGCATTTTGAAGGTGTGTTAGAAACATTTTTAATATGAACAAATTATCAACCTCATTGTAACAGTTAGTGTCTTTTATCGAGTATACGTTCCTGTTCTTACTTACTTTCAGTCCATTGTAATAAATTACGATTTCTGCTTCCACACGTACAATAGCAAAGAGGTTGTCCTCCATAAAGGAGAAAATTTGCTCCTTGAGCTTTCGTGATTGTACATCACAGTATTGAATTTCAGTCATTACTATCAAGTTTATTTATTTTTACTCAAGCAATAAAGGATCGTACTTTGAAGCATTTATGCTAAATCCAAGGGTATCAAAAAAGAACCTGGCAGCTTGCCAGAAAGTAGAAAAGCTGATAGCTTCCTTAGAATCAGTAGTCCATGTAACATGTGTGGCAGTGGTATCTTTACCTATATAATACCTTATATCATGCCATTTTTTATATGCTTTCATCTCTTTTTTGGATTTTTAATATAATCCTGGAATGATTGTACATCATCCGGAAAATCTATTTCAATGCCTGCAAGAGGTGTTTCCACCAAGTTCAACTTGAGGTTGGTACTCAGGTTCTCAATAATCTTTAATATGGTAAGTTCCGTCTTTCGATTGGTGAGTACCTGATGAGTACCATCCCCAAGCGCCACAAGCACAAGTACACCCTTAATATCCTTGAACTTGATAAAGTCAGTTGATTCTTCAGCCATTTCTGCTATGTTATTTTGTATAATTTCAATTATTTATGTAGAAAAAGGTCGTTTTTCATCCCCTTGTGCATAAAATCACTTTCCTTTCATGCGGCTGCGAAACCACTGATTTGTAAACTCAGCCATTAAGTCAGCAACCTCATAACCGTTCTTATTTGTCCTGTCCGAAACCATTGGATGATTCCAAATATCCTTTGTGTTAAGATATTCTTCTGCATCCCATCTGTCAGCTTCATCTGTAGGCATCAGTTTGTCAACAGCCTTATTGTAGGCATCATATATCTGAGCCTTTGTTGGATTGCCCTGCTCAAATATTTCATCAACACGGTCAGCAAAGTCATCAATGCCGGGTGTTTTCTCACGTTTTATGTTTTTCAGCTTGTCGAGAAGGGCGTGGAGGTCGGAAAGGCAATTATCTTGAGCATGTCTTTGAGCAATATTAAACATACTTGTTTCAGCAAATGAATCCACAGTAGGAAACTGCTTCTCTGCGAACTCTCTCTTGAGTTCTTCGGGTGTCTGTTTCATTGTCCTGTTAATTTAATTACCACCAACAACTATAAACATTCTCATTTTTTAATGCAATAGCTATTGTTTTTTCAACAGCATCTACATCAATCCACAAATTAGTCGCAGGATAGCTTATTACCATCATGTGAATAGAACCATCCTTAGTCAGTTTGTAGTAAACCCAAATATCTTTTAGCATTTCTTTACGTTTTTAGTCCAGTAATCAAAAAGTTCATCAAGATTCATGCTTGTACCGTCTAATAACCATTGAGTATATTTCTTCGGGTAGCAGTCTTTCGTTGCCTCCGCTACCTGCTGGGCGGAATAGGCTTCCATAGCTTCTATAATTCGTAATTTAAGGGTCTTCTCATGATCGGGAAATGTGATCTCATCTTCAAGAATATGCCAGTAATAATCACTTATCTCATCTTTTAGTGTTTCTTCTGCTGTTTTCTTTTCTGTTGTCATGTCGTCATGTATGTATACACCTCAAAATCTGGAATGTCTTTACTCCAGTCATCATTTACAGCCTTGTCATAGGCTTTCTTCTCCGCTTCCTGTTTGCTGCGTGCCGGTATCATATAAGTTTTATTACATATCCTGGCTACAGGGATAGTAAAGAGTTTCTCCGGCTCAGGAGCCGAAGGAGCACTATGCTCCTCCGGTCTTGGCTTTATATATATCTGTTCCATCAGAATTCCAATTCGGGAATATCAGCTTCCATTACTGTTTCTAAAACAGGTTCGGGTATAAATATTTCAGCTGGCGCAGCTATGGGTAATGCTGCTGCTGGAACTATTATAGCATCCTCTATCAGGCTACGAGGTATAGGCATACCTGTAAGTTCCCATTCTTTTACCTTGCCCATCATGTACTTGTGGAGATCGATGTGATCCGTTACGAATGTGGACACATGTGACCTCTTAAAGGATTCTGTAATGATGTTGTACAAATTCCACATTGAGGGTGTATCACGCATATTGAACTTGGTATCTTTCTCCAGTCCGTCCTTGATAATAGACAGCTGGTAGTTCTTGATGAGTTCGTTCTCCAGGTACAGCTGTCCGATGATTTCATTTACGGCACTGCTGGTGAGGTTCACATGTTCGAAGTATGTTTTAGCATCAACTGCATTCTGAAAGCTTATTTCAAGATACCTCAATGCTTTGCTTATCATAGCGTTGAGCTCTTCTTTGATACTCCCGGTGTGCTTACGTAGCATAACCAGATCTGATGTAAACATCCCATTGGTACAGATTGTCACATTGCCACCACATGCCAGACCAAATCTCTTCGAGCGATCATAGGAGTTTATCCATCCCATACAACGCTGCAGTCCACTCTCCGGGTCACCGATGAATATCCTGCCTGTTGCCACATTGCCGGTCTTGCCCAGTTTGTATTCCTCACCTTTGATGGTGAGTCCCAGGTTCTGGATACCAGCGCGCACGGATGTTAAAGCCAGTTCATTTGAAACGGCTATGTAAGTATCAGTACTCTGAGGCACCGGTACATTGAGGAGAGCATCCTCTCCAACGAATTTATACGTTCTTGGTTGCATTGTTACGATAGTTATAATGTATGTCTTTAAGCTGTTCTATCAGCTCGGGTATTGTTGTTATTGGTATCTGCATAGAGCAGCTATATGACACATCGCCCTTGGTGTTAAAAGGGCGCAGTAAGAGGTTCATGTCATTATCAGGTGAAGGATCAAGGCTCAGACCTGTGCTATAGGACATGCCATGTCTGCCCCATGTATGACATTTATCGGTTTTAGGAAATCTTATAATGCTCATGATCTTTGTGCTAATCCACGTAATTCTTCAATAATCGCTTCAATTTCCTTAACTGGTACCTGGATGACAACTTTGCCAATATGACCTCTGGAATTGACTGGACTGATCTCTATGACAGGTCCGTCTTTTCTCATAGACAGTCCTACACATTTACCAGCTCCGTGTCCCCAGTAGTTACAGGGTTGTTTATCCTTAAATTCTATTTCTCCCATACAAGTGATATGTTTACTTCTGCTTTAAGTAAGCCAGAAGGGATTGTTAATATTGCTGCTTTCTCCATCAGCTCCTTAAGTATTACACGCCACTGTGGTGCGTAATCCTTGGGACAGATGGTATCGATTTGGTCATGAACCTGCATTACAAGCTTCACAGGGACTTTATTATCCCGGATATAGTTTCGTATCTGTATAAGAGCATACTTCACCATATCGGCTCCTGCACCTTGTATAGGGGTATTTTTTGATTCACGTTCTATACTTCCCTGTAATCCCCATTCCATTCCTCGAGGTTGCCAATCGGCAAACCATCTCATTCTGCCCCATGGAGAGAGAGTGCGTATGTAACCTTTTTGCTTACCAAAATTGCCACATGCATCAAGGTATTCCTTTATAGAAGGAAAGATTTTAAAGTAATCGTTGATGAGTTTGGCTGCTTGTTTAGGTTCAATACGTAGTTTGCTTGATAATTTCATTTCTGTCATACCATATGCAAGCCCAAAATTGATTTCTTTAACAGATTGTCTTAATTTTTTATGACGCTTGCAGTCGCATTTGACTTTTGCACCCTTTAGATAGTATGCACAATTGACTTCTGCAGCTTGCATCCATTCATCACCAAATACCAGTTCAGCGCATACGCTATGCAGGTCCTGACCGGTCTCAAGTGCTTTCAGCCATACGGGATCTTTGCTTGCAAAAGCAATCAATGCCAGCTCCTGTGAGGCATAATCAGCGCTTACAAATACCCAATCAGGATATCCTGGTATGAAACAGTTACGATATAGATTACTACCGGGTATTTGCTGCATATTGGGATTGGATGAGCTCATGCGTCCTGTTACCAGAATCTGCTTGAAATCAGTATGGATACGTCCATCAGATGCAATGTTCTCAAGAAACGCTTCACCGTAAGATGATGCACGCTTGTCATATTCCTTGTAAGTAATATATCGGTCTATAACAGGGTATTCAAACCGGAATGGGGATATCTGGTCAGAATTCACATTCTCCAGGGATGGAAGAAAGCTTTGAAAAAGCTTTACCACCTGAAGAGGTGATGACCAATTCACTCCTATCTTACGCAGCTCTTCAATAGGTCTCCATAGATCCTGCTGAATAGCTTCAAGACGGCATGTCTCAAAAAGTGCGGGATCAGATATCACCATAGCATCAAGTTCCATTTCAATGGCTCTTGCTTCTTCTTTTGCCGTTGATGCTATGGCAAGCCATTTCTCTGTCTCAATAGCCATACCATTATAAGATATATCCGCGGCTGCTAAAGCAGCGGAATTCTCTAATTTTAAAACCAATCCGAGATTATACCGCTCTGCTTCAAACTCTTGCAGATCAGATATAGAAATAAGATATTTGACATCATCAGCACCATATATAATTTGCTTATCTGTAAATTCCTTATCTCCCCAGTTACTGAATTCTATGCGGGTAGATTTGTCAAGCTGTATGCCCATGTATTTACTCACAAGTACAGCAAGACTGAATCCTTCGAACTGTTTACCATTAACAATAATCTGTTCCTGGAGCATGGTGTCTACAGTATTTTCCAATGTGATGCCGGCTCTGCGGAAGAACTTATAGTCAAACTTTACATTCTGCAGGTATTTTACAATGGTCCTGGACTCCAGCACTTCCTTAAGAGGAAGTATATCCACGTTCCTGGCATCAATGACAAACTGGTCAGTCTCATTGCCTATCTGAAGCATGATGATATGCCCATCAATGTAATTAAGACCTGTGGTCTCGGTATCCACAGCAATGGCGCCAGCTTTCTGGCAGAACTCTATCACATCCTCTATAGTAGCTGATGCAAAAGAGCTCTGCCATCTTGCCTGGTTAGAGATGAAGTATATCATACTCCGGCTGCAGTTTCAAAAAGGTTAAGCTGGGCAGCAGCTGCCGCATCCAGTTTGAAGTCATTGCGAAGTATCTCAAACTTGTCAGGGTTCTTATCGGCAAGAGATTCGATGTTAAAACCACGCCTGGTACTCTCTGACCGTATTTCCTTTACAAGCCCTTTAAACACTACGCTTTTATCGAATGCTTCTTTGAGCTGCTGTTCCAGCTTCTCAATCTCAACAGAGATTGAATTTGCCTTGTTGTTGTAATCCATGTAACGATGCTCGCTGTAATTGAGCACACGTTGCAGGTAATCATTTGGCATCTTGTCACGGTTGCTTAAAGCGATGTTACCTTTCTTTGAACGCCACACTGCGGATATTATACTTACTCTTTCCATTTACTGTTATTTTTAAAAGTTAATGGCAGAACCCGATGTTACCCGGGTCTACCATGTATTATTAGAACTCAACAACAGCTTTAGGAGCTGTTGTCTTTGCAGCTGTTCCTGCGGTTATGTCAACACGCTTTGCAGTTTCTTTTGCCGGTTCAACATTGACCGTGCCTGCAAGAGGATGACCGTTGCGCTTGAATGCAGCTGCAACAATCTCTTCCCAGTTCGATGCACTGGTCTTACCGAATACTGCCAGCGTATAGCTGTTTGTGACCCGGGCTTCACCTTCACGACCGATGAATTCATACTGATCAACGGGGCGTTTCTCAACGCTGCCTTCAACCACTTCACCTTCTTTGGCATCAGCAAGCCATTCCTTGGTACCATCGAGATAGCTCTCATCGTACGCTGATTTGGTGGCTTTCAGAGCCGGCTGACGGAGTGTGAGAACTTCACCTGATTCCTCGTCCACAATTGTCTTGTGAGTTGGGTTCTGAAGTGTGACCATACGGTAATCATTGCCGTTCTTGTCCTGTAATGTCTCGCCTATGGCGATTACTTTCATCAAATTGTTTTCCATGTGTTCGTAAAATTAAGTAATAAATTAATCAATACAGCATTTTCTTCTGTTAAATCTTTCTTCTATGTATTACAATTGAGGTAATACAGAAATATCTTCTGTTTTAATTTCCGGAAACAGTAATACACCGGGTAGGGGATTTGTACCCCAGAGATACATCTCCTGGATATTGTAGGCGCCCTTAAGATATAACTCCACACGGGAGACATCTACAACACCTTCAAAGCGGAGACCATTCAGATAACTTTCCATCATGTTCTGCACTGAAGCCATTTGATCTTCGGTTTTACAGCTCTTGATGGTTCTGACCAGTTTGGTCAGGGATTTTTCAACCATTTTTAAATCGCACATTTAGTTGATTACTATAGATATTTGTCAAAAGGGGATGGATTCGAACCACCGTCCTCATATGTACAGTATGATGCTCTCACCTGCGAGCTGCCCTTTGACCAGGTTACAATGCCTGGGTATATTTAAATCGCTCTTCAAATAGGAGCCCGATTGAATTTACCTCATTGAGGTAATCTGGATCATTCATCTCATCTGATGCACGCTCATTTTTAAGCCTGTCCAGGATAATATCAAATGATTGTTGAGTAAGACTGCAGTTATTGACATAGTATTTGAATATCATCAATTCAGTATACTTCAGCTTTCTGTTTTCCTTGCGTATCATCTCCTGCAGTTGTTCCCAGATGACTATGCCTATGGCTATGATAAAAAGTGTAATTACAATTGTTTTCATACGTCTATTCTTACTCCTTTCATAATTGGAAATCTTGGTAGTCCATCGTCAGTTAAGCTGAAATACTGTATTGTAGCTTTTCTGCCAATATATTTCTCCTTGTTATCAAGGAGTTCTTTACGATCTGCATATGACATTTTGGGTGTAGCTGTGAAGACTTTCCATGTACCATCGCCATACGTTCTTCTACAGATGACTTTGCCACATTCAGGCATACGTTCCATTGGAACAATATCTGCAATTTCATATTCTGCATCCTGGAAATCTTTCAGCTTAAGCAGGTCTGATGATCGTTTATCAGGCTGGTAAAGGGATGATGCATTCTTCAGCATAGTTCCTTCGTAACCTTCAGACAAGAATTCTTCATGATACTCATCTGCCATTTTCTTAGAATGTACCAGGAACTGTGGTACCACATGAATACAATTAAGGTTACATCCACTAATTGCTATACCGTATGCCAATGCACGGTTCTCAGCTGTACCAGAGGTTGATATTATGTCATATACCCAGTATTGTACATTCTCAGATATACCAGGACGATACTTTTTAATTGCTTTCATGATATCCTGGAAGTTTTCAGCACCCTTGTCATGGTAATAGAGTTCACCGTCAAGAGTACCATAAAATCCATTAGTACGCATGATTTCAAGATCCTTGATAATATGTCCCATTGTGTCAATTTGCTTGCCCCCGCGTGACCAGAGTATGATTGGTCCACTTTCGGGTACAACTGCCATACAACGCATGCCATCGAGCTTGGGAGAGCATAGTACACCATTCTTGAAGTCTGCATATTTCTCTTCATACACCTTGGCAAGCATTGCCTGGGGTGCATCAGTTGTTTGAGCTTTGATACGCTCACGCATCTCTGCTTCATTGATGGTATCAAGAACCCATGAGGTAGCATTGACATACCCCTCACTGCATTTTTCCACAATGGTGGAGTTCATTTCCAGTATAGCCTGTTCATCGGGTTTTGTTTCATTGGCTTTACCAATATTCTTACCTGTACAAGGTGTCCTGGTATTAATGAGATTACCATAAAGTATACCTGTTGCACGAACAATATCACCGCCGTCGGTGCTTAAAAAGATAACGCGGATCTTATCCGCGCTATCAATCTTTAATAAGGTTGTTGTCATGCTGCTTTAATTAAAGGGTCAATTACTTTTCCATTATCAAGGAACATTCTTATAATAGCCTGTTGTCCTTTACCGGTTACACGTACAGTAAGTCTTGGAAATGAATAGTTTTCACCACTTTGTACAATAGACTCTCTGAGAATGAACCACTCTCTGTTCATAAAATCCTGATATGGAATATTTTTCTTATCAAGAATATGAGCTCTTCGTAGAATATCAAAAAGTCTGTTTCTTCCAATGGCTCTGTTATTTTGTTTTATCAATTTGGCTAATTCACCAATAGAGATAGTCCCATCGCAATTTGTTACTGCATCTGCAAATATGATCTTTGGAGAGGCAATAGTAAATGCATCCTGATATTGTGAATTCTCCAGTTCAAGCCGTTCTTTTTCTTCTTCCAGCTCAATTACCATTTGAGCTATTGCCTTTTTTGAAAGTCCATCAAGCTTGACATATCCTTTTTGAAGCAGTTCTTTAATCCTTGCATTAACCCATACTCGGAAGGATATGCTTAGCCATTGAGCAAAATCAATAGCCAAATCTTCATGCAACCAGGTACCACCGCCAGCTTCAATACCGCCTTTTTCTGTAATAACCAGTGTAACTACTTGAGTATCATCGTTACCATTTTTAATGGTATCGTGTAAAACCTCTACTAAGTCTTTAGTAGATTGTAAGTTGAGATAATCATTGGGTCTTTTATCAAATGGTTTTGCCATCTGTGTTGCATTAATGTAAATTATTCCGGATTCATCATGGAATGTTACATTGTTGCCTTGATAATTGAAGATTTGTAAATTTGTCATGAAGTCAGGTATTATTAATTAGTTGTTTATTTGATTTGTTCCCCATGCAATACTTCCAGCGCCTGGATAGTCTACCATAAACATAGTAACATTGGGTAGAAGATAACTGTATACAGCTATGATGAAAGTACATTTAACACCATCTTGATCAACAGCCTTAAACTCTCTTTGAACATAAATATCGCCGTCTGAGTCCACATCTGTTTGTTTTCCAATAAACTGTGTTAGAAAGAACTTTGTATTTTCTCCATCTTTAAACACAACTGTCTGAGTAGATGAATTTACTTCTATATAAAAACTGACTTTATCAGTTTTAGGAGTTGAATTATCATTAAATATAAAAGCAACTGAGTAACATTTATAAATTGAAATAGTCTGTGACTGAACTGCTACTACAGTAAGTAGCAGTGTAACAAGGGTGATGAGCAGCTTTTTCATACGCTGACAGTTTCAGTCACTGGTTTGTGATCCGGAGTTATTTGTGTGATTTTCACACGTAATCTGCCATTTACATACTCAGCATAGGTACGTGCGACTTTATGGGTGTAGAACCAGGTACGAGTAACTATATTCTTCTCATTACCGCATGGCACATCCACAGCAAAGTTTTTGCTTCTTGTTCTTTTCATTGTTATTTAGATTAGTTCTATTTTTTCTTTTACACATTTACATACTTGAGTCAGATAAAAGCATTTCTCCTCTAAAACATATGTAGTTTTAACTTCATATGCTTTAATGTCTGCTTCTGTCCAGCCTTCACATCTCAGCTCGTCATCAAGGATATAGGTTTCCTGATGATCACAGTAGTCTTTTATTACATAGATTCTACAGTGATAGCAGATAATGGCAGGTTTATCACAGGAGAATGTGAATAAGACTGTTAGAAGGGATAGGAGAAATGCTTTTTTCATAATTCTGTTAGTTTATAAGCCCAGCGTCTGCACTCTTTGATCTTTTCACAGAACATATAGATTGAGTCGTCTGAGTAATAGACAAATTCAACGGTACATACTGATGATTGAAGATCTGTAGTTATATAGGTAAACACCTGACCGGTAGTACCATCTTCTTCATCAGTAATATCATAGCTGTCCCGGGTACCGAGTACACTATAGCCTTCATACCAGTTTTGATTAAGGAATTTAATTGTGGAATTGGCTACGTCTAATTCGATGACGAGAGTCTGTAGAAGTTCGGTGTAACCCTTATTAGTATCGCCATCCCATACACGGATATTATTTGCCATGAAATATTTGGGTTGAGCTATTGTAACAAGTGTTACCGTAACCAGCATTACGATCAGTAATATTTTTTTCATTTATATATGAGTTTAATGAGTTTCAAAAAGCATCGCACCTCACTAAGGAGATGCGATGCCCCAACCTAAACCTAACCTATGAGCAAAAATACCAATGGCTAAAGCATCGGTATAAAATAACCAGGGATAGATTAAGCTTCAACGTCAACGCCGTTCATTGATATCAAGGCTACCCTGGTATAAGCAGAACAAATCCGTATTTCGGCAGGTATTCATTCCGTATTTGGGAGCTTATTTATATACCACCAGCTCAAGGTGGTCAAAGAGGATTATGATCTATACCGTATGCTATTGAAGCATAGGCATTACTCGCAATAATCCAAGTAAATTGCCAGCGAGTGTGAAACTCTTGATGAATACGAGTATACGACTTACTTCAGTTCCGGCTGTCGGATGGCAATTATAATTTAACAGTATCATCATCAATTTCAGGTATTGCTACATGTGATGAGCATGTACGTACTGGTATTAATTCCTGCTGTTCAGGTGTGAGTGCACATATTTCACTCTTGGTGCAGCTGTCACACAGGGATATGGTGACAAGCTTGATTACTTCTTTTTCCATCGCATATTAGTTTAGTTAGTTGGTGTTGAGAGCAGGATTCGAACCTGCATTTATCTTTAAGACTTTCAGATAATTAATAATGAGTTCAAGCTATCACCTTGTCCTGGGTCTGACATACATCATTATTAGCGGTTCCCTATTTCGCCATCTCAACATGTTACCAGGATCTCGTCATTACAATGGTTATGAGCCCATCGACCTGGTATAAATGCCCTACACCAGACAGTGGCTATCACTACGCGTGACGCATTAGAGCTGATGCAAGGGCGATTGTCTTTGGAAGATACGAGCTATGAGCATTTTGTTGATAAACTTTACAAGCTCTTCAAGCTCCCCTACTGTTAGGTGGGTTAACTGTGACTTAATCTCTTCCATGATTATTTCTTTTGGAGTATGATAGCATTCCAACAGCTGTCACATACGTAGTCGCTTGGATGATACTCAATACATGTTTCAAATTTCTCCCAGCGTCCATCTTTCTTGGCTGCTTCTATACGCTGGTAATTGCTGGGATTGAGAATTGTTACCAGCATATTAATTGTAAGCAGTATCAGAGCTACAATTAATACTACAAGTGTTATTTTTAAGAACTTTATCATATTAGTTGATTTAGTTGGTTGCAAAGGAAACATTGATAAGTGGCTCAAGCTCTTCACCCAGGGTGTACCGACTGTACGGTTATCAATGATACTATTTTGACATAATTGGATAAAATAGTATTAGAGTGATATAAATATGTGATGTTTGGACTGGTAATATAAAATGGGAGAACACAGGTTGTCCAGACCTGCGCACCACTCGGTCACACCCATCCGTCGCCCGGTTGCGGTGTGTCTCCCATTTGTTACAGAGCGTTACTCAAACACTCAGCTAAGTTCTGTCCCAGAGCAGATAATCTGCCCATGTCATGTAAAGTCCGAGGTAAATGATCCAGCGTTCCATATGTGATTAGTGGTATGGTGTAGCACACAGCAAGGCAAGCGCGAAGCGCTTGCTTTGTGTGCTGTATGTTAGAAGACGAGCTGTGCTGCTGTCTTGGTCAGGTTACCCTTGGCAGCCTTCATAGCTGTGAGCAGAGCGGCATCAACGACTGCAACGTGCTTTAAGCATGGTGCTCCTTCGTATGTGCTATCCTGCAGCATGACTATCTCTCCTACAGTGCGTGTGCCTTCAGGATAGTACTTATGCGTGGTGTTGCCTTCTGCATCCATAAGGATAGCTCTCTGCATTGAACCGTTTTCAAAGCTGCGTGCAGCTTCAATCTGAATAACTGAATAGATTTTTGACATGGTCGTAATTTTAGCGTGGTTTAGAATGAGGACGGGGTATCCGCTCTCAAACTAAAGGGGGGGAGTCGGGAAGGAGGTACCCTCTCAACACACTCCCCGACTACAAATTTTTCCACTAAAAATTTTCCGGATAATTTTTTCCACCACCTCACCCGATCGGGTATAGATTTTCCACAATCCCCCACACTTATACCACTTCGGGTATAACACTTTGTAAACTACATTCTGCATCATGAATGTCACGTTTCTGTCATCAATAACGTGACAAATGAAGATAAAAAACGCCCCCATCTCTGAGGGCGCTTTCCAACTAATCAACAACTATGAAACTAACCGAATATCTTTTCCCGTATCCATGAGGCTCCCCTCATAATACCTACCTGCTTGCCTAACATATACATACTTGCTCCCGCAGGATATCTCTTCCGTGCAAACTCCTCAGTCTCCTGAGAGTTCGGGAGCAGCTTATGCAGCAGATCGTCCAGAGCTACCCTGTACTCTATCGCTGTATGCGGTCTACTTATCAGATCTTCTACATACTCCCGCTTTAATTCTTCTACTGTGCTCATATCTTGTGTATTTTTAAACTCATTTGAATATATCTCCATAACCTTCTATACCAGGCAGACTGACCGTACTCTCTTATCATCTTCTCCAACTCTGCTTTCTGCTTCACTCCTGTATAGTTCTTCATCTCCTCTTCTTGTTTTAATTGAGCAACATACTCTTTACAAGCCTTATCAAACAATCTCATGTTCTCCTCACCCATATATATCGTACCAGTGTCGGTAGTAATAATGAACCAGCTCATAGCAAAATATCCCTCATACCGTTATATTCATTATCCCGCAATAATGTTGCGAGTCTCTGAACGTCATGATTTATAGCTCTGTAGTGCGATTCAAGTCTTGTTACCTTTTTAACAAGGAAACTCGTCTCCTCCGGAGATAGCACTATGCCTTCTCCAAAATACAAAGTGTACTTGTTAGTTCCAGGAGTCAATTGTCTCTTACCATCCAAGGTGTAGCACAATCCGGTAATAGGATCACGATACCCTGGAAAAGTTAATTCTATAGGTCTGTATAATTCTGCGCTCATCCCATCACCCTTTCAATCTCGTTCCACACATCAAGGAAACTTATCTCTATCGTGTTCCAGTTGCTCGGTACCAACACCGCATCACCACCGGCAATGATGAACCTTTTGAAGTTAGCCTCGCTGTCATCTATCAGTAACCCATTACCAGCCAGTAGCTCCTTGCGAGCACCCATCATCACCGCCTCAGAGTTCACTCCCAGATACATCTTCAACCACTGGAGCTTCTGTTTAGCACAATCAGGATCCCAGGACGGGGTAGTGAGTATGGTCACCTCTCCCCTCTCTGCAAGAGCAGCGTAGAGCTCCCTGAACCATGGAAGTGGCTTTAAGCTCATCCAGAACCCCTCGGTCTGTTTAATAACTGACCATAACTCTTTGTCCGTTATACCGTATAGCGATGCTATGTCCCACTTGCCATAATCAGCAGCGTAGGAGACAATTGTATGGCGCTTGTTGTATTTCTTATTCAGCGCATCAAGTGCGCCGGATGTAAAGTCCGAGAGGACTCCATCCATGTCAAGTAAAATTTGCATTTTTGTTGATTTAGTTAGAACCCTCTGCGAGAGTCGGACTCGCATCTCCCAGCTAAACCGGGATTCTACCATTAAACTAAGAGGGTCACCATTATACTTCTATTCGTTTGTAGTAACTTGAAAAGTTAAACAGGAAAGACAACGTACCCTTTGAAGTATTGTACTTCAAGATGAGTTGTCTGTAGGTCATACCGTCTATTCTATCCCGTTTGATATCAGCAACTATGCTATCAGTGAATGCCCTATTAAAAGACGCAGCATGAGTTGCCCGGGCTATCCTATCCTCCTTTGGATTATCCATTGCATTATCGTGGGCAGTGCCAATGGCAATATTTGCTTTAAAATTGTTAAGAGGATTATTATCAAGATGTCTGGCTACAACACCAAGTTTTAAGTACTCATCTCCGTACGTCTGGAGTGCTTGTAGTTGATGTACTAAAACTGGAATCATTCTGCTTTCTGCATCCCTAATAGTAAATCGCTTATACCCTTTACGAAGGGAAGTGACTTTAGGACGTCCATTGATCCATACCTCCCCAGCATCATCAATGTAAAATCCTTTTTCTATTGCTATTTTTGCTGCTCGTTTACTCATACATATTTATCTTAGTTGCGGGGGTAGAATTCGAATCTACGATCTCGAGCTTATGGGGCTCGCGAGTTAACCACTACTACCACCCCGCATTTACCAAAGGGTCAGCAACTTTTGCCTTTACCCTTGCCTTTTGTTTTCTTTGCCATCTTTAAGTGTTATTATGAGATTGTGTTTTATTGCCAAACCATAGCAGGCGATCTATCTTATTACCCCATAAGGTCATCTGAAACAGCTCCTCCAGACTCATCTTGAATATGTGACGATGTCCAAAATGTTCTACTCCTCCGCTTCCTATATCCAGCATCGTACCACAATTGGGGTGGGGACATGGAATAACCCGCCCAATGAGGTCGTCAGCTTTTTTTGGAAAAGGAAGGTCGGAAGGAAGTAGATCTTTCATAAGATGTTTGATACTCATGAGTTGTTTATATGGACGATAATATCCCTCAAAGATTTACTCACCAATTCCTTGTTGAGCTTGTTCACTACATAGTCCTTAATGATATAGTCTATCTCTTCGGGAGTGAACACTTCGCCCATGTTCTCATCACCTTTTATGACCTTGCAATAAAAAGCCGTCCTGTGCGCAAGAGGCTTGTTGTTCAAGGTTCGGTATCCGCCGGTCTTATCGGGGATCCCCGGGAAGATGATGACCCGGGGTTTTGTAAATGCATCTTCAGTCATTGTATTGATTTAGTTTTTTATCCAGTCGATAACGCTCTCTATGAAGGAGAGTCGACGTATACAGTTCGCGTTGAACCAGAAGAGGTTATTGCCTGCTATCGGAAGAGAAGTGTCTATCAGCACCTTGTACCCCTTCATAGGGTGAAAGTCCAGAATAGTTCCAACCTTCCCTACCAGCTCCGGCTTAAGGTCCTTAAGTTTGTTTGGTTCCAGGTAATCGAAGTGGGGTTGTCCCCAGGTTACCATGACCCGGTTGCCTATTGTCAATAAGGTTTTTACCATCAGAATCTTTTAAAGAAGAGGGGGGAGTTAACCCCCTCTCTTGTATAAATTTTCGTTAATTAGCATCATCGTTCGGTATTGAAGGGTTTCGCCCTATTTGCGCTGCGGTGGTCTTCGCACCGGTTTGTCCTCCTGGTCCCCTCGCTCACTCAAGAGCGAGACAACCGATACCCACATGTCAAAGAACTGAATGGCAACCGTACTTCTACTTATTGGCTACTACCTCGATAGGATTGATCCATATCCAGTCCTTGGAATTTCCTGTTGAGGATTTCTCTTCGGAAAGTTGTACATTTGTACACTCGGCAATTACCTTAAGCAGATGTTCACGAACAATATGAGATATATTGATCAACTGATTGGACTTTTTAAAAGCTCGTACTATTTGCATTTCGCTCTCGGTGAGTCTTATCACCAGGAGACTGTTTCTTTTTTCTTTAATTGGTATGTCCATTCATCAATTTTTACGTTGCAAATATATACGATAGGTTTATACAAACCAAATATTATTCTGTTTAAATTGCGTTAGTTATCAACAATGGTTGTTTATTCAACATAATATTATGCATAAAAGCTTAAATTTGTCTATAGCTTTCAGTGAGCTTCAGCATGTTCAATCTCAATGGACGCTCGATGATGCAGCAGTATTTGAGAAGATGCTGCTGCTGGTAGGAAGGAGTAGAAAGAACAGGATCTCCCTGTGCAAGAGAGCGCTGGAGAGGGAGTTGAGACTGGGGAGAAGGACGTTGGACAAGTCCCTTGACCGCCTCACGCGCGCGGGGCTTATAATCCTTGTAGGAAGGTTAGACTATAGCATCGCGGATATCCCGATAATACTTGAGCGGTATTACGTCAATAAGGACCGGAAAGCCTTTGAGTATAAGTTGAAATACTATTTGGAAAAACCTTTTGGTAAATTCTCTATAACAGATGCGAGCAAGTAAGATTGTGATGGCGAATGCGCAGGATATCCTCAATCGTAAGAACTTTACGATAGCTATCCAGGTTTCTCGTAATATGGGTAAGACTATCAAGGATCAGCTGATGCGTAATGGCAGACCTGACGATTCTATCCTGGACTGGGTATCCTCTTCCTTACCCTACTTTCCAGCCCCATTCATTAAGGAAGATGCCATCTATAGCGTAATAAGAGATAAGAACCGTACTCTGCTCACCTTTCCCATAATCATCTTCTCCCCTATCACCATACTCTCAACGATGATGAAAATCGATGAGATATCCGGCGGATTCCAGATTACCAATCCCCGATATATAGACTTGTCCCGCCTGGATACTATACCCGGATGTGAGCCTGAGGAACCTTTCGATGATGATGATGAAGAAGATTTTGAGGAGGACGAGGAGGATTAGAGACATGTACATTTGTACATCATAAGGTATAGATATATTCATATATTAGTTAATATACATTGACATAAAAAAAAATTTGAATAACAAGCATTTTACCTTATATTTATTAACAATGATATTAACTTTTACAAACCTCCCGAACTTCCTGATCCTTCTACAGTTGCCCCGGGATTCCACCTATCGGCTACTGTACGAAGGTGCTGACGGGTGACTCGGATATAGGGTCTCATGGACTTATAATCGGCGTGACCAGACATTTTCATCACATCCTGGATCGGTATTCCATGGGACAGGCAGAGAGAAATAAATGTACGACGCGCTGTATGTGAGGAGATTACCTCACTTAATGGGGCAACTGAGGTGAATACAACCTTATTGCGGACGATGTTAGAGGTAATGGATCTGGAGAACTTAAGCTCCTCAAACAGGACTTTCAGGTAATCATTGAACTTCTGGTTGGAGATCTGGGGAGGTATACCGTTGTACTTGGAGAGGATCCTGCGGGATACCTCGTATAAGGGAGGATAAGCTTTCCCGCCGGTCTTATGCTGGTTGAATTCCAGTATCTGTTCCTCGGTTACCCAGGTCGGATTGAACAGCTGGCTATCTGAAAAGCGCATACCGGTAGTGGCGAGGAACACGAATAGGTCCCTGGTCTTCTCCAGGTAACCGCCGAGGTCAGCGTCGATAAGATACTTAAGCTCCCCATCCGAAAGTGCCACCACGGTCTCTTCAGTACTCAGGAGTTTGTACTTCATCCACGACAGGTCAACCGTAGGATAAGCAAACCGGAGAAAAGCTTTCACACCTCTTACCAACCGGTCTATAGTTGAGTCTGCCATCTTCTGTGTGAACAATAGGTATTGTATCAACCTGCCAAAGGCGAGCTTGTCCCAGGTCTTTATATCGAACTCATAGCCCGACCAGGTGCAGAAGAACTGCAGCATCTTCTTATGGATCTCCACCTTTTGGCGTGTCGGAGGTTTGAAGGTGCGCGTAAGGAGATAGGTGTTGTATATTTCCCAGAAGGGTTTCTCCGCTTCCTTTACCACCTCCTGTGCTTTAAGCTCCATCCTCACCCTGTCAACTGTCGGGTCTATACCCATCGTACGTACCTTCATGGAAGCGTTCAGAAGGCGTGTTTCCATCTGGTTAATTTGGGCAAGCACATTGTCGTAGTTGGGACAGCTCTTCCTCGGGACAGACAGGTTCCAATGCAGGTCATCGACCTTTACCCCGGTGTAAACTTTCAGTTTTTGGTTACGATGAACATAGATCACGTAAACCGAGTTTCCATACTTTCTGACTTTAATGCTGGGCATGGTTTAGATTTTAGATTGGAGTACGGCTTCCCGTACTTGATCCGTACTCGGAAAACTTTTATTCGGAACTTTATAAAGGTATACCCTGATACTTTGGAGAAGAATTTAAGGTTATACCCTTCAAAATCGCTGCGAGGGTCGCGGGTTCGAGTCCCGTCCGCACCGCCGCTTAGATTGATTATCAACAAGTTACGAGAACAAAGTACATTACGAGTACGGAAGAAGTACGGATGACCCCCTCTCGGGGGACATTTTGTTTACCCAAAGTTACATAATATTCCGTTTGACGTAAGAAGTTGATAACTAAATACAAAAAGTCTATATACCAGCGGTTAAACAGAACATTATTCTGATTATATTTGCATTGAGTAATATATTTGTTGCATATACGATATATTATTCTGTTACTATGAAAGTAATTAAAGAGGGTGCAGAGTTCGAACTACTCAACTTTAACGGGGACAGTTCACAACAATTGAGATTTACGGAGAAACTACCCGCCGGCGGCTACAGCAACGGTACTACCAACGAAGAAGTGATCGACATGATGATCGAGCGCTTCTACCACCTGCAGAAGGTAAGGTACTCGGCAGAGAACCAGAACACCATCTTCCTTCTTAAAAGCATCAGACGGCTTCTGAAGAAGCGACTCGCACGCAAAGTACAAAATGTAAAACAGCATAATGAAGACACTGAACATCCAGGTACATGAGGAGACTTTTATCAGCTCCTACCTTGAAGTCCTGAACGGGCTTCTGAAACTTTCAAACAAAGAACTTAAGGTGCTGGAGGCGTTTCTCCAGACATCCACTACCGATCCTTGTACGCATGAGTTCAAGGAAGCGGTTGTGAAAAAATGCGCAATGAAGAATGTCGCAGTTCTGAACAACTACATTAAGAAGTTCAAGGATAAGGGCGTTCTCCTGGTAAACGGCATAGGGCTCTACTCCTATAACCCGGTGCTTGATCCCGAAAACTTTCGCAATGGTCTTTGCTTTAAGTTCATTAAGCGCTGATGGCATACCCCAAGAGTGATCTTGAAGTGCAGATATGCAGGGAGATCAGTAAAGAGATAGGTGCACCTGTGGAAGAGATAATGTCCATCGTGCGCACCCAGAGCAAGTATACAACTTACATGATGGAACACAGCGGCTTTGAGACCGTCAGTCTCCCGTACCTCGGGAAGTTCCATGTGAAACCTGGTAGGCTTAAGAAGCTTAATGAGTCGATGGCTAATCGTCGGCTGGATGAACAAACTCAGACATGGGAGTCTTCTCAGAAGAAAACCACCAAATAGTCATAGCTCCGGAGGTCAAGGTGATCCCGGAGTTTGCTGCTCTTATTCGCAGAGATAAGACCCCGGAGAAGAAACGCTCGTTCCAGGAACTTGCATTCATCTACTTCGTCACTGACTACAAGTCTCCGTATATCATCTATCCCAAGGACGAACGCATCCAGAGGGTCAAGCGGGAGCTTGGTCTGTCCCCCGACTGGACACCGGACAAGGGTGTAATAGATGCTCAGCTCAAGTACGACGAGCTACAGCGTACCCCTTCCATCAGTACCCTTATCGCAATTCGCGAATCGCTGATGACATCAACCAAGGTTATAGAAACACTGCGCTCGCGCATCGAGGATCGCCTGGTTGCATTCAATACTCCGCCTGCAGAAGGTGAGGATGAATCCGATATAGAAGAGATTAACAGTATTGTGCAGTCTGTTTCCAGTCTCCTGGTGCTTGCCGATAAGCTGCCAAAGGCAATAGGCACGCTTGAGGACCTTGAGGAAAAGGTAAAAATGGAACAGAGCAACGGACGCAAGATCCGTGGCGGTGGTGATATTAATTCATTTGAAAACTAATTATGGCTATACCAAGGAAATACTCGTCGATTGAATTGGCAAAAATATTCGCTTATAAAAGGATGCATCCTAAGGCAGGTAATCCTGAACTGATTAAACTGCTTGGCATTTCCCTCAGGGAAGCCACCATGCTCAACTTTGTTCTTCTGAACGAGGAGCCAATGAGGGAGGCACTGAGGGAGCGACCCAAGTACAGGGTACTGCTTGCCGGTGATTTTCACTGCGGGCATAAGGCAGGTCTCACCCCACAGGGGTACCAGCTTCCGCTGGATTCTGCAGTAGACAAGATCTTTGCAGAATTCGAAAGGGAGTCCTGGGACTTCTTTACGGCATCCATCGATAGTCTTAGACCGTTTACACATGCGATCTTCAACGGCGATCTCATTGACGGGGACGGTAAGAAGAGCAAAGGTACGGAACTGCTTACCACTGACCGGAATATCCAGGTGGATATGGCTGTTAAGGTGATAGACACCGTAGGAGCCAAGATCAATGTTATCACCTATGGCACTCCGTATCATACGGGTGATGGGGAAGCTTTTGAGTATAACATTGCCCAGCAGACTGGTGCAATGCTTAATGCTGAGAACCTGCTGAGTATAGGCGGGGTGATCTTCAACGTAAAGCATCATACCGGAGGGTCTTCAACACCTTACGGAGCTGCAACTCCTTTGCTTAAGGATGCTCTCTGGAGCGACCTCTGGGCGCAGCTGGAGAACAACCCTACCGCTGACATAGTAGTCCGTTCTCATACCCATACGTTCATTCGTATAGATGACGGGTTCCGGACAGCGGTGGTGCTTCCTGCCCTGCAAGGGGCTATGACCAAGTATGGATCTCTGCGCATGTCGAAAGTAGTTCATTGGGGGTACGGATATGTGGATATTTTTGCAGACGGGCGTTATGCGTTCCATGAGGTCCTTTATACGCCCGAATCACAGAAAAGACAAGTTATCACTCTGTAATGTGGGTTAACACCGAGATGTTCCGTGAGGAAGCCAAGACTTTCCTCAAATACGGGCGATACTGCGACGATCCTCCAAGTTCCATGGGTTACATGGAATATTGGAACGAGCAGCTGCGCCGGTGTATTAATGGATACAGCTCGGGTGGAAAACAGATTACAGGCGATCATTACCATTACCTGAACTTCGGGCAGATCAAACTCACCGAAGATGTGGATGAGATTCCGGGAGTTACCAAGCGCAAGACCCGGTACAAGACAAAGACCGTGACTTTCCCGGACTTCTGGGACGGAGATTATGAGTACTACTGGCACATCGAGATAGCGGAAAAGGGCATTGACCCTGAAAAGCTTAAGGCATTACTGCTGGATCAGAAACCCCTGTGGATAGATGGTGGTCACCATGTCATCTGCGGCAAGGCACGAAGAAAAGGATATTCCTATAAGAATGCGGACAAGGCAGCCAATAAGTACAACACTATCAGGGACTCCATAACGCTCGTGGGTGCATTCGATAAGAAGTACCTCTATCCCAACGGTACCATGAGCATGATCGTGGACAACCTGAACTTCATGAACGAGCATACCGCCTGGACAAAGCGCCGGGGTGTGACCAACCGTATGGAGCATGTGAAGGCATCATATCTGGAACAAATAAATGGGATCTATGTCGAAAAAGGCTACCGGTCGCAGATAATCGCTACCACATTCGCTGATAACCCGGACGCCGCCCGTGGTAAGGATGCATCTCTCATCCTATTTGAGGAGTGCGGTAAATTCAACAACCTTAAGGCTTCTTACCTGGCGACCCAGTCAGCTGTAGAAGATGGGGCGCTGATCACCGGTCAGATACTGCTGTACGGTACTGGTGGTGACATGGAAGGTGGTACCATTGACTTCGAGTCGATGTTCTATAACCCCGAGCCTTACAACCTTTACCCGGTTGAGAACATATGGGACGATGATGCGCGCGGCACTTACTGCGGGTTCTTCTTTCCTGATTACCAAAACAAAAAGGGGTTCATAGACTCCAACGGAAACTCCAATAGGCAGACAGCGCGCGAATATGAAGAAGCAAAACGTGAGAATATACGCACTACCGCCAAGTCACCGGCGATCCTTGACAAGTATGTTACCGAACGTCCCTTCTCCCCTCGGGAAGCATTTCTTCGGACAACGGGGAATATATTCCCCACGGTGGCAATCTCTGAATGGCGTAACCACATTTTTACCCATGGGCTGTATAAGAACGTGGCTGTCAACGGATTCCTTACTACGAGTGTTGAAGCCAAGACGATCTTTAAACCTTCGGACAGTGCTCGTCCCGTAGCCAAGTTCCCCCATGAAAAGGGAGACAATATCCATGGATGCGTGACCGTGTACCAGGCTCCCTTCTATTCCTCAGACGGAGTTATCCCCGATAACATGTACATTATATGCTGCGACCCTTATGCACAGGATGATTCCGGTGGCAACTCCCTCGGTGCAGCGTATGTCTTAAAGCGTATTAACCCCCTATCCAAGCCTGACGATATGATAGTCGCCTCATGGGTGGGTAGACCCGGGTCGCAGGACGAGTACAACGAAGTACTCTTTATGCTGGCTGAGTATTACAACGCACGCATAGGATTTGAAAATGACCGTGGTAACGTGGTGGAGTATGCCAAGCGCACGCATAAGCTGCGCTGGCTGCTGGAAGAGGTGGAGATAATAGACAAGCGGGAAAACATCAACATTCGCAAGCTCGGACGTACCTACGGCATGAGCATCTCAAACAAGGAGCGCAAGGGTCAGGGACAGATTTATCTCAGGGACTGGTTGATAATGCACCGCGGAAAGGGCGATGATGGCAAGGACAAGTTGAACCTGCATTATATCTACGACCTACAGCTGCTGGACGAACTGATACGTTACGGCGAAGGAAACTTCGACAGGGTTTCCGCTATGATAGTGGGAATGTACCATATGAAGGATTTGTATAAAAAACAGGTGATCGAAGCCCAGGAGACATCCGAAGGATCATTCTGGGACAGAAGCTTCTTCTAAATAGTATATAATATAAGGTATATGCACTTACAGCCGATCCCCCTTTGTCAACGATAAATTTGTACCTATGAGTATTCCAAATTTTCCAAAACAGAAATTATCCAGGGGCTCCAAGGATAAGAACTGGGGTATTGATTCACTGGATGCAGTCATAGCGGCAGCTTTTGTAACCACTGCCAACTACACGGCATACAAAACATACTACGACTCATACAATGGAATACTTGATCCGTCTGAATACAAGTACGTTACAGACCCCTATAAAAACACCAACAAAACATACAAACTCCCTTCGAGGGTAAGAAATTACAATATCATACGTCCTATCATTGATCTGCTGCTGGGTGAAAAGACGAAGCGTCCGCTGAATTACCATGTTGTGGTAAAGAATGCGGATGCCGTCACCCAGAAAGAAGAAGAGATGCAGCAGGCTGTTATGGGAACCCTCAAGCAGCAGTTTATCAACCAGCTTAATGAAGCAGGCTTGCCAACAGGCAATCCGAGCGAAGAGACGCAGGATCCTGCCAAAGTGCAGGAGGAGTTCCAGCAGAACTACAGGGACATGCGTGCTGTTATGGGCGGTGAAGCTCTGGAGTACATGATGTCCTACCTGGAGATACCGGACAACCTGATGACTGCATTCTTTGACTGGCTGGTCACCGGAGTAGTCTGTACCTATAAGGCGATAGATCATGAGGAGCCGTATTACGAGATTGTCAATCCGATGGACCTGTCCTACCCGGATGTACCTAACGTACGGTTCATTGAGGATCTTCCCTCATGCGTGAGGAAATCGTCAATGACCGCCAATGACATCGTGGATAAGTTCTACGATGAGCTCACACCCTCGCAAATCGATTACCTCGAGAGCCCCGGCAGTGGGTTCTACACTGGGACTACCGATGGTTTTTTCCTTAACAGGGCTGGGCAGAATTCTCTCCCAGGCGAACTAATAGATGTTTATCATGGTGTGTGGAAGTCCTTCAAGAGAGAAGGCATCCTGCATTACCAGGATCCACAGACAGGACAGGAAGAAGAAACAAGGGTATCCGATATCTACAAACCTGACACCGATGCTGGTGAATGGGTGGAGTGGTTCTGGATCAACGAGGTCTATGAAGGATACCGCATTGACAAGGATATTTATCTGGGCATAAAACCCATCGTGGAGCAGCGTAACAGGATGAACAATCCGTCCATCTGCAAACTCCCATACAATGGAAGAGTATATTCAAACCGAAACTCCGATCCGGTGAGCATTGTCTCATTAGGCATTCCCTACCAGGTCCTGTACAATATCTTCCATTATCGCCTTGAGCTCTCAATAGCAAAGAACAAGGACAAGATTGCGCTCATTGAGATCAATACCATACCCAAGCGTCACGGATGGGACGAGGAGAAATTCATGTACCATGCCGATGCTAACGGGTTTGCATTTATCGATTCCACTGCCGAAGGCAAGGACAAGGAGCGTGTGACCTTCAACAACTACCAGGTTCTGGATATGTCGCTGGGTCAATACATAGCTGCTCAGTTCGAACTGCTTGTAGCAGTAAAGACTGAATGGGAAGAGATGCTGGGCATCAGTCGCCAGAGGAAAGGCAACGTGATGGCATCCGACGGTCAGGGTACAACTGAAAGGGCTGTATACCAGAGCGCCATCATGACTGAGGATATGTTCCGCAAGTTCGAAACCGTCGAACAACGTGACCTGCAGGGTCTGCTGGATATCTCCCAGATAGCATGGGTTAATGGTAAAAAAGCTACCTACATCGCCAGTGACTACCGCCAGGCATATCTGCAGATAAATCCGGAGATGTACTGCAATTCTGACTTTGGTGTATTTGTGATGAAGAGTGGTGAAGAGCAGGACAAACTCCAGGCACTTAAATCGCTTGCCCTTGAATTTGCACAGAATAAAGCCAACCCGTCTACTATTGCAGAAATATTGGACAGCAACAGTTTCTCCAAGATCAAGATGAAACTTGGTGAGGTTGAGACGGCAGCTGCTCAAATGGAACAGCAGATGAGTCAGGCTGAACAGGAGATGAAAGCCATGGAGTTGCAGAACAAGATAAACGAGCGTGAAGACAACCAGGCATTCACTGCAGAACAGAACGAACTCCAGAGACTTGCCGATGAAAAACTTCTGCTCCTCAAACTCAACGCAGAGTCCATGGCTGTTGAGAGCGTGGAAGCTCCTGAGGACAACTCAGTAGAACTGGAGAAGCTTGACCTGGACCGTGAAAAGCATTACTCTTCCCTGGCTGAGCAACGTGCTGCACGGGTAGCCGATATTGAGTTGCGGCAGAGTGAACTGGCATCCAAGGAACGCATTGAAAAAGATAAACTAAGGGTAGCTGAGAAGAAGCTCGTGGTTGACCGTATTAAGGCAAAAGCAGCCAAGAAGCCTGCTGCAAAGAAGAAATAGTTGATATAATAACACTATAGCATAGTGAATTAGGATACATAAGTGAGAAATTAAATTTGTACAGTATGATAGATTTGAAAAACCTGAAGTTTACGGATTTACTCGGTGAGACTCCGGAAACAGTTGAAGAAGTCCAGGAACAAGTTCCTGAAGTAGAAAAGAAAGAAGAGGCTCCTGTTAAAGAGCAGGCAAAGCCGGAACCTGAAGAGGTTAAAGAACCTGAAGCTGCACCGGAAGAAAAGACTGAAGCAGACGAACCAAGGATAATCACAAGCATTGCAGAGAGCCTTGGGTACACTTTTGAAGAGGGTGAGGAATACCCCGATGATGAAGACGGCTTGAAGTCCTTTGTGACAAAAGCCACCGAGAAGATGGCGGGCGCACAGCTGCTCGAGTTCTTCGGACAGTTCCCCGAGGTGGAAGAGTTTGCCAGGTATCGCATAAACGGTGGTGATCCGGCAAAATACTTCGAGGCAGTGTCCGGAGGAACGATAGAAAAGGTCGTTCTCAAGGAAGATGATGAAGCCACACAGAGGGCGGTTGTTAACAAGTTCCTGGTTAAACAGGGGTTTGAGGAAGCCGAGATTACAGAGATGATAGATGACTACGCTAACACTGGTCTTCTGTTCAAGCAGGCAAAATCTGCACAGACAAAACTTACAAAATACTCCGAAGCCGAGCATCAAAGAGTGATCGCAGACACGCAGAAGCTCAAGGACAAGGAGATGGAAGATACAAGGAAGCTATGGAACGATGTCGAGACCACCATTACAACAGGTGTGATCAGGGGCATACAGGTTCCGGAAGCTGAAAAGAAGAAATTTTTTGAGTGGATGGCGAAGCCGGTGGACAAGCAGGGAAGGTCTGCAAGAGAGATCGCAAGGGAAAAAATGGATACCGAATCCATAGTAGCTCTTGAGTACCTTCTCTACAAGAACTTCGATCTTGGCAAACTGGTAATGGCAAAAGCCAACACTCTCCAGGCTAAAGAGCTTAGGGAAAGACTTGCCGGAAGTACGTCGAGTAAAAAACTGAGTGGTACAGGCACCGCACCGGCACGCAAGCCGGATACGCTGCCAAGTTTTAAAGACCTTTTATAGACCCGCAGTATTATAAAGCATATTACAGTAATGTCAGGAGCAAAGTACGCCCTTCGGATGAAGGACATAAAATCAATTGTCTTAACTAAAACCAATTAAAAATGGCTGCTGACAACATTTCAAAACTCCGGTTATATGCAGACATCTGGAACCCGCAGGGGATGACCGACGAGAACTCGTTGGCTAACGCGCTGCTTACACAGCCAGATGTTCTCTCACCGGTTCTTACACACCTCGCGGGGCGTGAAGACAAAAGATTTCCACTGTCTTTCTTAACTGAAGGTCTTGGAAACACCCGTTACATCAATGGGTTCGAATTTGATTATCCCGTGATGGGAAGACTCAACAAGGCTGTTATGTGTACTGCGGTTAACACAGGCACAACTGCCGGTGTTACCCTTGGTGCAGGCTTTGCACCTATTAAACTGACGTTCACTGAAAAGTGGTTCAACCGTCAGTACATCATCGAATCACCCGATGGAACACAGTTCCGTATTGATGACGATGGTTTTGAAACAGCAAGTGGTGCATGGACTTATACCACCCACCTGATCACCACCGATCCTGCTGCTACAGTTAGCACAACCGACCTGCTTAATAAGTTGTTCGTTCAGTTGTTTGCTCCTGTTGCTGCTTCCGGATCACGCGGAAACGAGTCGAACTGGGTAGCACCCTCGAGGTTGCGCAACCAGATCACACAGATCCGTAAGTCTTACAGGTATGAAGGTAACATGCCCAATAAAGTTGTCAACGTTGAATTCAATGTCAACGGCAAGATGACCAAGCTGTGGTATGACTTCGAAGAGTATCAGCATTCACTCCGCTGGAAAGAGGAAGCTGAATACCTTCTGTGGTTCTCGAAATATAACAGGGACGCCAATGGCGTTATCAACCTGCGCGATGAGAACGGCAAACCTATCCCAATGGGATCCGGCGTTATGGAGCAGATTCCTAACGTAGATTCTTACACGGTCCTGACTACATCCAAACTGAAGAACATCGTTCGCGATGCACTCTACGGAGCTTCGGATGCACAGTCAATGAACATCATCCTGTACACAGGACTCGGTGGGCTTGAAGAGTTTGACAATGCTATCAAATCTGAGATCAGCGTTGGCTCATACATCAAGAACACAGACCCGAGTTCATTCATAACCGGTTCAGGAAACTCGATGACGTTTGGCGGATTCTTCACTTCCTACAAGCACATTGATGGTCATACGATCACCGTAAGACATCTCCCGCTTCTTGACACGGGTGCTCGTGCACTCAACTCAGCGAAACATCCACGCACAGGCTTACCCCTGGAATCATACAGGATGTTCTTCCTTGATCATTCAGTCTATGATGGCGAACCTAACATCCAGATGGTTGTACAGACCGGACGCGATATGCTCAGATGGGCTGTTGCGGGTGCTACAGTTCCTCCGGGATTCTCCGGAAACGCTCTCAGGGCAAATGACATCGACGGAGCTTCAGTTCATTTCATGAAGACCGGCGGTATACAGATCAAACGTGCTACCAATTGCGTTCACCTGCGTTGTGTTGCATCGTAAATAAAAGAGGAGAAGAGGTCACAGATTGTGACCTCTCTTCCTTTTCATTATTAACTATATAAGATAAAAGTATGAGTTCTAAGATTGTAGCAATCAAACGTCGCAGGAATACATCGAACATCCCTGCAAACCTTTACGAAGAAAGCAAGAAAAAAATCGGTTCATATTTCACTCCCACGGGAGACATAGGCAGCGGGCTTACCATCGAGGAAGAGCGTAAGTACATGCCACGGATTCTTGGAATAACCGCCTCGGACGTTACTTATCACAAGCTGGTTAAAGAATATTTTGCCAATCTGACAGTAGAAGTACTTGCAGCAGGCACATCACTTGAGGTAGGATTGGACGAGGAAGGTGAACCATTAAATCTGAATGACTGGTTAAAGTATAAGTTTTGTGCAAAGAACCCCGAAGTTGCTCCCGACGAAGCAAGCAGCGGAAGTGTTAAGTACATGTTTTTCATACATGATGCCACTGCCAAGTTGGAAGCTGACTTTGAACAGCTCAAGGGTAAGAAGGATGCTTATAAGGAGTTCATCAAACTCAGTGCCAATGAGGACAAGTTGACAATGGTCATGAATGTCTGCGGCATAGACTCTTCCAAGATGGATGAGAAGACCAGGGAACTTCAGATGGAGAAATTCGTCGTTGACAACCCTGCTAAGTTTATTGCAATCCTTAAGGATCCTAATCTTGAACACAAGGCGTTCATTGAAAATTGCGTACGTCACAGCGTACTTCGCCGGGTGGGTACATCGATCCTGAACGGGGACGAGCGCCTGGGCGGGACAATCGATGAAGCGATAGAGTACTTCAAGGATAAAACTCACAGCGAGACTGTGACTGTCTTGAAGGCAAGACTTTCTGAGTTCAAATCATAAATAAGGGTACCGGGGCAACCCGGTACTTTTACATAAGGATGAACAGACTATGGATATTGGACAACGGGCATGGGAACAATACTCCCGGAAAACGTTCTCCGGTGTGGTCAGATGGTTCCCAGCTCTTTGAATGGGAGTTCAATCGTGACATAGTAGACAGAATAGCATATACCTTGAGTTGTAGAAACGACATACGTTTCCATGTGCTGGTACCCGAGGAAAATGATATCAGCCTTTCGGAAAGGGTTGAACGCGTGAATACGCTGGTGAAGACCAATTTCAATTCTATTCTCGTAAGCATTCACGCTAACGCGGGAGGAGGACATGGTTGGGAAGTATGGACCGCAGTAAGTTCTGCCATAAGTGCAGCTGACAGGGTAGCCAAGGTGTTCTTTGCAGAAGCCTGTAAGGAGTTTCCTGAGAGCCATATGAGGGTGGGGACATCGGTGAATGAACCACATAAGGAAGCCAATTTCACCATATTGAAAAATACCATCTGTCCGGCAATACTCACGGAGAACTTCTTCTACGATAATGAAGAGGAATGCAGGATGATGATGACCAGCGGGTTCCGGCAACGTGTTGCAAATATGCACATATTGGGGATCCTTAAAGTCGAAGGCATAATTTAATACAAGCGGCAATGACCATACAAAATATGCATACTGCCATAGAGCAGAAGCTTCAGAACTTAAACTCCTATGTATTTGAGAACTTCCAGCCCGAAGAGATCGACCTGTTCATCAACGAGGCTCAGGAGACATTCATCAAGCAGCGGCTTTACCCGGATTCAAATCCGAAACGCCGGGGGTTTGAGGATACTTCAAAGCGGCTTGCCGATTTGCAGAGTATTGTAAAGGAAGTCAGTCTTCTTCCCGTAATAGACAATACCAATCCGGATTATCGCAGGTATCTGCTCGGATCGGCTACTCCCATACTTGTTACAGCAGCTGCTGCCGGTTCATTATACCAGATAGTATCCGTAGGTAATACTACTTTTACGACAATTGGCGCTCCCAATAACGAGGTAGGAACGGTGTTCATCGCTTCTGCTGCTGGTACCGGTACAGGAACTGTAACGCTGTATGACTATTTCATACATGTATCCTCGCGTATAAACCTGGTAGTGAATGCTAAACCGCTTGCAATTGAGCAGGGGATCACCACGCGTTACCTGGGAATGGCTGTTACAACTACCAACCCGGCAACTCCCACGCCTGTAAGAGGCGATTTCTATATTGCCAATACCACCGGTTCATACACAAACTTTGCTCTTTCCCCTACCAGGAACAATATCCTGTACTATGATGGATCGGCATGGTCAATAAGAGCCCTACCCGTTTTCAATTTCCCGGTATATAACTCTCCAGTAAGGGTAAGCGAGCACGAAGATGTCTTCAGGGATCAAACAAATCCATTTGCAAAATCCACCGAAAGATCCCCTCTGGCAGTTGTCCGTGAGAACTCATTGAGGGTGCTTCACAGTGAAAGGCTTATATTAAAAGACCTATTCATGACGTACATTCGCAAACCAAGGGCGGTGAGTATAACTTCGTTGTTGAATTGTGAACTACCTGAGCATACACATTTGGAGATAGTAGATTCAGTTGTCAACCGCATTTTAGAGGTTATAGAAAGTCAAAGGTATCAAAGCTCTAATCAGGAATCACTCAAAAACGAATAATAACCTTTAAAAAACAAAAAAATGAAACAATGTTATTTTCCTGGCATAACCAGGGGCACAGCGGGCGCTCTTAGCACTCTTGCTGCAGCAGAGTGGGGCATAGTCCCTGCAACTTCTTCCATGATCTCAACTGACGGTTTTACAACTGACTTGACTGGGTATATCGGTGTAGGTGGCGCTACTGATCCTTCCCTTGAAGCACTTAAGTTCAAACTTGTTACAAGGAGATCATCCACTGATCTGAACTTCTATTGCTCACCGGCATTCAGTCTTTCACAGATCACCAAGTACTCTTACGTACCGTACAGCGCAGGTACCGCACAGGTTACCACGATCACCCCAGTCCTTCCTGCCACTCAGTACACAGGTGATGTCTATTCGATCAAACTGATCGATCTTACAACCGGTACACAGCCGATGCTTCGCAAGACGTTCCAGGTTGTTCATGTTGGTACTGATTTCACGACCACCACGGTCATGGATGCATTCAGGACTCTGATCAATGCTGACGAAGATTTCAGTTTTGTTGTTGCTACAGGTACAACTACCCTGATACTTACACTCAGTAAGGATTATACTCTTGCAACTGCAACTGATGATCTTGCATCTGTCTTTACAACCGTTCTTACAACCAAGATGATTCCGTCAACCGGAACTCTCGCTAAGATCACTGCTCTGGAACAGGAGTGCAATTCTTATCAGTATGGTGTGTACAACAAGGTTCTCTTCCCCAAGACTGCTCCTTCAAAAATGCAGCCTTCGCAGACCACCTTCGACCAGTACATTCTTGAGATTGCTAATCCATTTAGTCCCGTTGACGGTAGCAAGATGCAGGCTAATAACCCGCTGAAACTGTACATCGTTGAGACTGCCGGTGCAACAAACTCTTTCGGCGATCTTCTGAAAGCCGCTTTCCCCACTAACCTGGGTATTTAATTAGTCACTTGAAAGGGGAGAATTCACCTCCCCTTTCTTTTATCTTATTATGCCATGGCTGTAATAGCAAAAACTGTAATACGTAAAGGCGAAGCCCTGGTGCTTCAGATACTATCAACCGGGGTGTATACTGATTTTACAGCCGATCCCGATGCTTTTGTAATTACATTTCCGGATCTGTCCATTCTTACCATTAAGAGTACGTTCTTTATCGATCCGTACTATATAAGAATAGATGAAATAGCAACAAAACTTACAGCATATTATGCTACCAATCTATTGGTAGACATGGTAAAGTGGGGATATGACACGGATATTGCAGACAAATTTCTGCACCTGTCGGTGGATGATATCAAACTGGCGGCAAACGCAGCCAAGTTCACATATACGGATGCCGATGGTGTTGCCCTGGCGTTTGATTATGTCACGTTCCCAGACGGCGTTTACAAGATTGTAACTAACGGGGATACCAATCCGGGAGCCGTAGCGGTGAACTATACCTGTAGGTTACTTACTACAAAGGTATCTGATGAGTATTTATCCACATCGATAACTGCCTATCTTGAATTGAAGGCAGATGAGACTGCTTATAAACAGGATGTTGATATCCTTAAGGACAGCGTTCTTAAGCTTATGATTATCCAATATGGTATAAGATATGACTTTGACTACGGGTATTTCTCGAATGCAAACGAGAAAGCCATAGCGCTTAAGTCCATTGTTGATACTGGTATTTATATTTTTAAACCCGGACACTAATGCCATTCTCGCTCAATTACCTTGACTATCCAAGTGTCACCGATTTTATCGTTGCCCTCGATAGTTCAATAAGTCATAAATGCCAGCTTATGGCAACCGCTATGGCTTTGGGTATTGAGCATGAGAATATCTTTCAGGATGTGCTTGAGGAATATCTGCTTCGTTTTGTCTATGAAGTGGACTATGACGCAAGCAGTCTTACCACCCCGGGATCAACAATACCTGTTACCATTCCTCTAACAGCAGACATGACTTTTATATCTTCTGATGCAATACAGATCTGATGGCTATAGAACTTATAAATGTTGGACTTGCAGCTGATGACGGTACAGGGGATCTGCTCCGTGATGCATTCATTCATGTAAATAATAGCCTGGTAGACCTGCAGAATTCCAGGGCACAGGTATTTTACTCAGAACCCACTCATCCTTACTTCATTAACGACCTTTACCTCACTACTGGTAAACTATACGTTTGTACCGCGGACTCTACCGGGGCATACCAGGCTGTCAACTGGGAGTTGGTGATAGATACCGATAGTGCTATCGTATCCCATGGAGATCTGCTTGATCTTGGGGTGGACGATCATACGATATATTATAACCAGACACGCGGGGATGCACGTTATTCTCTGCTGGCGCATACTCATACGGGAGTCTATTCTCCTGTTGCACATACGCATGCCGGAGTATATGAGCCTGTTCTTGGCAACCCCGCTGTGAGTGGATATGTCTTAAGTTCTACTACGGCAGGCGTCAGGTCATGGATACCTGCTACTTCTGGTGGAACAGATGTCAGTGACTGGTTTGAGATTATGAATTCCGGTCTCCCGAATGAATATTTGAGATGCAAGAAGTCTTTTGCCGGTGATTATGAAATCCAGGCATGGTCTTCTACCGGATGGCTTCCTCCTACTATCTGGGAAAGCATGCCTGTTGCCACGCCGACTGTTATGGGTGGTATTATACTCGGTACCGGCGCTACGTTGTTTCTTCGTGAGGACGGTACCTGGCAACCGGCTGGAGGTGGTTCTGTGAGTATGGTATATCCCGGGGCAGGGATTGGACTTTCTACAGGACTTGGATGGGGAACATCAATAACAAATAACTCAGCTAACTGGAATACCGCTTATGGATGGGGCAACCATGCATCCGCCGGTTATGCAGCTGCAACAAGCGTATACACCAAAACAGAGGTACAGACCTCAGGATCTGCTCAGGTTCACTGGGATAATATAACAAATAACCCTGTTGATGCTATAGAGGAGCCTACGGGATTGTATCCCACTCCTACATTGTCTGTTGTTGCAGGAGTATTGAATATTACAGGGGTACATACTGCATGGTATAAGGGAACAGCATATGCCAAGACAACGCAGACGTTAGATTTTTCTGCATCTGCTAATGGAATATGGTATGTGTACTATAATAGTTCGGGAGTACTAACAAGACTGCAAGTATCCTGGAGCATATTTACCGCAGTTCCTATATGCATTGTTTACAAGAACGGTGCGAATTACCGGTTATATGACGAGCGTCACGGGACTAACATGACTTCTTCTACGCATGCTTATCTGCATCTTACAAGGGGTACAGCATATATCTCAGGGCTTACAGCAGCTTTTGCTGACACATCCATTAACCTTTTAGGTGGACAGTATGCGGATGAGGATCTTTTTTACAGCATTACGGGAGCAAATCCATACCAGGTATCAGTTGTTTACAGGGATGTAAGTCTCAATTGGTTATGGACTTCACTTCAAAATAGTTGGTGGAAAGCAGGAACTGGTGGAAGACCCCAGTATGATAATGCCGGAACGCTGGCAGAGCTTGCATCGAATGAATATGGGGTGTATTACCTGGTAGCAACCAATGATACGGTGTCACCTATTATTTCACTTATGGGTCAGGCTGCATATGGCACATTAGCTGCAGCAAGGGCAGCAACATACTCGGGATTGTCTTTTGGAACATTGCCCTCTCCGGAGTTCAAGGTATTATACAAGGTAATAGTCGATGCTACCTCTTCAAGTGGAACATACGCTGAGGCTCAGGATCTCAGGGGCAATCCACAGTTATCAGGCACTGCTCCGATACTTACTGACCATGGTTCATTGACAGGATTGCTCGATGACGATCATACAATATATCATACAGATGCGCGTGGAGATTTAAGGTATAGTTTACTGGCACATACGCATGCTGAACTTAATATGACAAACTTTACCATAATGCAAGAAAGCGGAAAACTTGTATTTAAGTATGGAACTACCATTATTGCAAGCTTAAGCTCCGCAGGATTATTAACAGCTGCTAATGATATAGCAGCATTCGGAACACCGTAGATATGGCAGCATTGGGAACTACAGATATAACCACTACGCTCATTAAGAATACTCTTGGTGAGGATATCAACCAGGTCTCTGAGTTGTGTATTTCTACTCTTGTGAATATGTGGAGTAGATTTAAACCTACAAGAGGTGCAGATGGGGTTTCTACTTTCTGGAAGGGATCGGATGGGATGTGTGGCTTTGCACTACCTGAACTTGCAGGTGGTGTATATTCTCCTACTATTTGGGGATATACTAAACCTATTAGTAATTACAGACTTGGAGATTTCAGAGGATATAACCATGACTCTACGTTAAAGCCGCCAATTTATACTTTTTCAGGTACTGGTGGAAGTACAATACCTGCCACTTTATATCCTGTAGATAATGAATATTTAGCGTAATTATGGCACCACGAACAACACCTTACCAAGTAGTATTCAAGTACTTTGCATATGCAGGTACTGCGGATAGGGTAAGACCGGAGGATATGGGTCTGGGTTCTTATTACTTTGGGGTACGTTTAAGAAGACCTGGTGGTGTAGGCACATGGTTTTATAAGACAAGTGCAGAGACATTAAGCTACAGGCAAGATGAATCATTAGCTATAAGTGTTATAATTGATGTTCAGTTTGAAGATAATCAGTATGTAGATTGTCCGTTTGGAATAGGAACCTTTCAATATGAGTTAATTATATGCAGCACACAATGTCTTACATGGTCTACGAGTCAACCGGGAACAGTATATAAACTCCCCAATGCTACTATAGATGGAGTAGTGTATATTAATTCTGGGTCATTTGTAGTTGCTGATTATCTGAACCCTTCAGTTGTAAGCATGGCGTTTACAAGTAGTGGATATACCTACATGGGATCAATAATTTCAACGAGTGCATCCGCATGGATCATTGATAGTTATCCAAGTTGGATTACTCCGAGCGTTTATCGAGGCGGTATTCAGGTGAATACCGGAGACTATGTTGATGGTGATGAACTACGCCTGGTACCAAACGCAATTAATAGTGGAGCATCTCGTACTGATACAGTATGGGTATTTACAAGCGATAACTCATTCGGAAGAACAATAGAGGTAACGCAGGCAAGTTCTTCCTCAATATCCTATTATTTTAATGATTACGATAGTTCAGGATTAACTTTTTCCAACTATGCATCAACAGTTTTGACTGACTCAGCAACATCTCAGCATATAACATTCAGGATTGATACCGGACTTGGTGCTTACGATGTTTATGTATGGGTAAGAATCTGGCATGTAGATGGCTCTACCAGTTGGGTTAGTACGTCTTCAAAAGATGGTGATCAGATTAACTTAAACATATCTTGTAGCAGTTCCCTGGTTCATGGGGGTGGTGTGTATAGTATAGATGTGACAAAGACCGACCCGGATTTATAACTAATCGTCACTATAAACCTTTTCTGGTAAAAGGGTTATAGATATAACGTTTCTGGTACGTATATTTTTACTATCCAGAATGACATGGCTTAATTTAGTGTTGCACATTATATCATTTAAATCATAAAATCATGAAAAAACTTCTTGTTTTATTGTTCTGCATCCTCTCACTCTCAGGATATGGTCAGGTACTTCTTAATCCCGGTAAAGGTCGTAATGGCTCAGGCGGTGATGGGCTTGGTACTGCTATGAGGGTTACCAATCAAAATTTTCAGTCTGTATATTCCCAACTTGCAGCTCCTGATCTGCTTACGGTTACTCCGGAAGTGAATGGGGTTAGTATGGCTGGAATATATACCATCCAGAAAGGTATTGCACTTTTAGGGTATGCCGTAGGGTATGACTTTTACCTTCCTGTTGCAGCTGCCAATCATACTGCATATAACCTGGATTTGGGAGCAATTATACCTGCAAGATCAAAAGTTCTTGACATTCAGATCGTTGCTTCAAACGACTTTGTCAACTCTGCTGGAGCTTCCGATATTACCATAGCAGCCGGCAATGCTTCCGCAGGCGCACAATTTATTGTAGCTGCATCATGTGATACTCAGAACGAGGTGGTAGGAGTTATAAACCCTGCCCTTCCAGTGGCTGTTGTAATGAGTTACACTGCTGCTACAAAAGTATGGTTGTCATTTGATCCGGATCAAAACTGGGCTACCACAACCAACGGTGAGTGGAGAGTTTACATCACCTACATTACCTATTAACAATACTAAAATAAATTACAATGTCGAAGGCAGTTATGTTGATGGATGCCAATGGTAATCCAATTCCCGTAATGGGACTTACAGCATCACAGGATGTAAATGGTACAGCTGCATCTGTTCAGAGTGCTGCAATTGCAGGAAACCTTGTGCGTATTGTGGCAACAGATGCAGATATCCGTGTGCTTACAGGAGTTAATCCTACTGCACTTGCTACATCTATTTTTATACCATCCGGTGGGGAGCTTTGGCTTCCTGTAGTTATTGGAGATAAAGTTGCGGTACTTGGTGGTATTGCAAATATTTGTACGGTATTCAATGTGTTTGAAGTTTAACTAAAGTTATGGGATTTAATGGATTAGGTCGTTGCAATCTGGTCACTCCCAACTATAACAGGAGTCATGGCTTGCCTGCGGCATTAAAAGCCAAGTTCCTATTCCTATGGACCGGCAAGTATGACGGGGATGATTTGCTTTCTGATCTTGATTCTTCTGTCATAACTGTTACAGGAAAGAACTGGAGTACAAAATATATCCCTCCTGATACTGAGGCAACCTTTGCTGTACCTGATAATGCAACCTATCTGGCAGCAGATGGTACAGATGACTGGTGGTTCAATGGTGCCGGAGTGCTTCAGCAGAAGACACATGCCAACCTTATTATTAGTACTACAACCAGGACATTTATCAAATATGCCGATTTCGAACCTTATGATGTATCGGCAATAGGTATTCTTAAAACCGGTGAAGTTCTCACAGAATCAGATAAAGTAGTTTTAAATAAGTTCTTTAAGTTATGGGTTCAATATTGGGGTGAAACAATGATGGAGTCCGGGTACATGAAGGATAATAGGACGTTTGTTGAAACTGATCCTCCTTTGTATGGACTTTTCTATAATTGGTATGTTGTAAATGATGCAAGAAATATTGCATCTAATGGATGGCATGTGCCAACATATAATGATATAGTAATTAAGAGAGACTATATAAACCCTAATGGATGTTTTAAATTAAGGACTATGGGACTTGATTATTGGACTACTAATGAAGGAACAAATGAACTTGGGTTTAACGCTATTGGAGCTGGTTACAGGACAAAGGAAGGGGTATTTGATGCCTTCCAGATAGAATACGATTATTGGTCAGCAACACTCATAAATACTACTCATCCTTATCATGCAGCAATTAATGTAATATTTGAGGATTTTGTTATAGAAGATTCACAATATCATACACTAAAAAGTGGATTACCAATTAGGTTTGTAAAAAATAGCACTACTCTAGCACATGGTCAATATGGAGTATATGTGGGGAATGATGGAAGAATATATAGAACTATTTGTATAGGTACACAGGAGTGGTTGGCAGATAATTTATGTGAAACTAAGTATCGCAATGGAGATGCCATACCTGAAGTTACAAATACTGCAGCATGGGCAGCATTAAGTAGTGGTGCATTGTGTGCTTATAATAATGATTGGTCTAATGTATATGGGTAGTTGTGAAATTAGGTAATATAAAACACACTATACGAATAACGATAATAAAGAAATAATACGATGAAAAAAATATTACTTATAATATTCGGTGTAGTCTTACTCTCAGTAGGTTTGATGGCACAGACTATTACCACAATTCCCGCAGGAGGAACATGGACTACGGCAAGAACTATAATTAATGCTAACGATGAGATAGCGAGTGATTCAATAACTATTTTACAAACAGCTAAAGCTCCTTTGGCATCACCTACATTCACTGGTACGGTATCACTTCCTGTTACATGGAGGGTCAATGCGGTGACGATAACATCAAACGGTCAGGAATTAAATGTCCTTGATGGAGCCCTGGTCACATATACAGAGCTTAACAAACTTGTGGGGATAGGAACTGATACTATTGCTACAAGAGCTTATGCAAGACTTGTTGGTGGATCAGGAGGGGTGGCTATTGGAGATGTTCGTGATGAGATTGCTGACAGTCTTAATGTATTTCGACCTTTATATGTAGCCGTAGCAGATACAGCCACAATGCTTAGTACGTATGCTTTGTTAACGGAAGTTGGAGAAGGAGCTTCAATGGTTTATCCAAGTGGTTCAGGAATACCTATTGTAACAAGCGGATCATCATGGGGAACTACAATAACCAATAACTCAACAGTATGGGATAGAGCTGGTCTTGTGGGTAATGGTACTGCTGCGCCTTATTTTGATGGTACATCTGATGGAGGAAGCCTACTTTATTTTTATGGAAGTAATGGATTTTGGACAGCACTACAAGGAGGAGCTCCAACTGCAAATCGGAGTTATCGACTTCCGATAGCTGCACTACCTTCTGCTGGAACCACGAATTTATTGAATATTGACGAGTATGGAAACATGGGGTTTGTTGCTCAGTCAACAGTTGGTTCAAACCTGTTAACTCTCACAAATCCATCGGCAATAACCTTTCTTCGTGTAAATGCAAATAACACCGTAGATGCTTTAAGTGCAGCAAACTTCAAGACTGCTCTCTCATTGACATCGTCTGATGTAAGTTTAGGAAATGTTACCAACGAAAGTAAGGCAACAATGTTTACATCTCCGACTTTCACGGGTGTTCTTCCTAAATATAGTACAACTGATACACTTGCTACCCAGTCTTATGCAAGATCTTATGGCGGTATTGGTACAGTAACAATAGGAGATGTCAGGGATGAAATTGCTGATAGTCTGAATGTTTTACGACCTCTTTATATAGAGGTGGCAGATACGGCTTCTATGTTGGGTAATTATTTATTGGATAGTGAGACTGCTGCAACAGTGACGGGTTTCACCCCTGCCAGTGGATCATTAACGCTTTCGGGTGCTGATGCACTAACCTTTACAACCATAGCATCTACAACTGTAACTCTGCCAACATCCGGGACTCTTTCCACCACACAAAATATTAATGATAGTCTTGATGCAAGGATAGGAGCAGGATTAGAAATATCTGATATTGCAGTTATGCTTGCCGATAGCACGGCTGGTCCAGGGCATTATGCTTCAAATTATGATCTAACAACCGGCTTAACTAACAAAGTAAACGTATCTGATACTACCTCAATGTTAACTCACTATATACTTAGTTCTGAGGTTTCGTCAACTTATGCTCCACTTGCAAATCCAACTTTCACTGGAGTTCAAAAAGTTAGTACAACAGATACATTAGCTACACAATCTTACGCAAGAACCTATGGAGGAACGGGAACAGTAACAGAAGAGGATGTTGAAGATTTAATTACACTTAATGCCAGACTTAATATAGATACCATTCCAATATTCATATTTGGACTTGGCTCTGGAATATCGGCAGATACAGTAGTATTTAATAATAATGCTATCTCAGGAGCATTTTATAATGCTGGCGCTGATACACTTCATATCACTTCTATAAGGGGAGTTTTAGCTGAAGGGTCTGGAACAGAAACAGTCGGGGTTCAGATCAGTTGGCATGGTACATTTAAGAGTGGTTCTGCCACAAACCTCAATTCTGCGGCTTATACTATAACCAGTATTACTACTGGCGATGAAGATACGAGTTTTACAAATAATGAAATACCACCTAATGTCTGGGTATGGTGTACTATTTCAGCAGTATCGGCTGGCAATAAACCAAGTTTGCTAAGTTTAACAATGTCTGGTTATAAAATAAGGAACTGGTAATGAGAAGACTATTTTCAATATGGCTACTTGTTTTACTACTTCTGCCAGTCCAGGGGCAGATTGCAAGACATCCGTTTCATGTTCCTGTTGCTACAGAGCAAGGGGGAGGATATGACTCTGATCTTGAAACGTATATTAATGGTCTTACTACTGAATTAAGTAGTGGACAACTCGATAAGTTAAATACATTCTTTACCGATCTTAAAAGTGACTTAGGTATTACTAATCTATCTGATGTATTTGATGCAATGTATATTCTTGCAAATGAGACATCAGAGTCATCTTTAAGAAATGCAGTTGAGAGAGATCATGATTGTACAAACTATAGTGCATCATTTACTACACTTGAAGGATTTACTGGTAATGGAACATCTCAATATATTAGCACTGATTTTGTACCATCCACTGATGGAGTTAATTTTACTCAGAATAGTGGAGCAATAGGCGTCTACTCCAGAACGGCTGCAAACCCAGCAAATGAAGGATGTTATCTTGGTGTATCTGATGGCGTTCAAAATACTTGTTTGCAACCTTATTCGTCTGGGGAGATTGTTTTTTCTCTTAATGATGTTACAGTAAGTTATACTGAAACTACAAGTAATGCACACGCTGCATTATGGATAACAACAAGAACAAGTTCAAGTGCTGTGATCTTATATAAAAATAAAACAACCAGTACTTCTGATCCTGCCACAGCCAATAGCGTTGGACTACCTACAATGGAATTTAACATATTGGCAAGAAAAAATTATACAAGGGAATTTTATTCAGTAGCACAAGTATCACTTGCTTTTGTTGCTGAACATATCACTACTGCAATGAGAGATGCTATTGTAGATAATTTTGAAGCATATATGGATTCAAATAGTAAAGGAATAATCCCATGATAAAAAGATTTATTATATTATTATTGATTTTAATATCATTAAATGTATCAGCTACTACGTACTATGTTGCAACAAATGGTAATGATAGTAGAACTACAACTCAAGCACAAAGTATTTCAACACCATGGGCAACATGGAAGCATGGGGTAGAAATGTTATCAGCTGGTGATACGTTATATATTAGAGCAGGAAGATATACACCAGCAAATGAAACCACAAGATCAGCGTATGTTTATTTAGATGGTATGACATCTTCACGTGCAGCTCCATTGGTTATTTCACTGTATCCGCCAGAACTTGCTGTAGGAGATTCCGCTGTTCTTGATTGCAGATATCAAGTTGCATCACCTCAAGGATATAATAATGGATTAGAATTTTCTAATTGTAATTATGTCAAGTTTGTTGGATTAACTATATGTAATGTAAGACAAGACCAAAGAAGTATAGACTTGGTAAATTATGGAGAATATGGTCATAAAACTCCTGGATGGACAAGTAGTGATTGCACAAATTTAATCTTTGATAGATGTCATTCACATCATAATGGTGGTGCTGGATTTAACATATTCAATTATAATTTATCAATAGTAGATACAAGTATGTGGATAAATTGTGATGCTTATGATAATGCTGATAGTCTTAGTACCTATACACTTGACCTTGGTGTGACATGGTTAAGACAAGCTGGTAATGGAGCAGATGGATTTTTTCTACAACAGTATGATGATTTTACTACAAATTATGGATTATTAGAAGGATGTAGAGCATGGGGTAATGCTGATGATGGTATTAATTTAGATCAATTATGTCTTACAGTAATGCGTAACTGTTGGGCATTTAATAATGGCGATCCAACATTATCAGCATCAGAGGGTAATGGATTTAAGATAGGTGATCCTCCTCCTCATACACCAGATTATATTTCAAGAATTACACATAATAATATATCTGCTAATAATATGGGATTTAGTTATGATCCTAATAATGCTTTAGGAGATGAATGGACGAGAGCTTGGACATATAATAACATATCATATAATAATAAAATAGGATATCTTGTACAGAATTGTACTGAAAGTCCACTTGCAGCTTCATGGTGTATTTATAGAAATAATATATCTTATCTTGATTCTGATTACCCTTGGTTTAATATTCCTTGGGCTCAAGATAATATGAGTTGGGTTTTTACGCTGGACCATAATACTTTCCAAAGTTATGGTAGCAGTCCTTTTTGGCAAGACAATCCTTCATTTACTGTTACAGCTGATGATTTTATAAGTTTGGATGTTAATGAACTTTTAGCATCAAGAAAGACAGATGGTTCATTGCCTGATGTTGATTTTGGAAAACTTGATCCAACATCAGATTTGATTGATGGAGGTGTAACTGATGATAATATGTCAAGTCTTGGGATTATTTATAATGGCTCTGCTCCTGATCTTGGATGGTATGAAAGTGGGGATAGTAATATAGTATTGCCAATAGTAAACGGAAGTAAACTTATAATATATCAAGGAATACCAGTAAAATAGCTATGAAGAAAAATATTACAATAATATTATTATTAGTTAGCTTCGGTATATCTGCACAATCACTGTTAGTCCATAATGGAATTCCTATTAATAATGGCGGATTTACTCCTATTAATTATACAGTTGAACAACAATCAACGTCTCCTAAGATAATAGCTGATCATACTGTAGTAAATTTATATAACGATATTCCACAGGTGTACATTAATGAGGTAAAAAAAATGTGGATGGTAAATGCAGGAGAATCGCATTCTTATGGAGTAAGATATGGATTAATTTTATTACAGGCATTGGATGCTAAGTTTGCAGTTAATGTTACTGATGGAATTCCCTGGGTAGGTACAGATCCAAACCCAGAAGCATATACTACTTCTCATCTAAGAGCAAGTGGGGCAAGATGGGGCGATTATGATAATACTACAGGTTGGATATATTGGCATGGTGAAGAAGATTGGTGGACCAATGCTACTGCTATTACAAGAACAAAAGCAAGTATCTCTTATTGTTATGCAAACAATCTGACTGTTTCAGCTATTGGATTTGGATGGTGTTGGGATCCAATGGGAACTGGTGCTACTGAAACTGCTGATCCTATTTATGGAGTTCATTGGTGGGGTTCTTCTGTTAGTGGTCCAAATGGTGACAGAGCATGGGGATTAGATGCTTCTGATTTTTCAATTACAGGCAATGGTGTGAGTATGGATACATATATAAGTGTCACACAAGAATATGTTGATTATTGTACTACCAATAGTATTCCTACAAAAGTATTTTTCACAACAGGACCAGTAGATAATTATAATGGAAATCTCAACGCTGAAAATATGTACCAGGCTTATCTCAAGTATGAACACCTTAGAGATTGGGTTGATTCTCAAGAGAGTGTAATACTTTTTGATTATGCTGATATTTTATGTTATGATGACAACGGGACACCCACTACTACAACATGGGATGGACATACTTATCCTTCTATAACAAATACAAATAATGATCCAGAAATAGAAGGGCATATTTCTGCTGCTGGAGAATTAAGACTTGGTAAAGCTATGTGGTGGATGCTTGCAAGAATTGCTGGATGGGATGGTAATTAAATAATAAAAGATGATAGAAGCACTCTTACATTTTCTGGCATGTTACTTCATAACAGATGTAACGTACAATTTTCTCTCGCCTTCTATAGGCGGAAATGAATATTGGCAGACACTTATTCCCAGGTTGCTTGCAATGGGAATTGCAGGGCTGGTTGCTGTGGGTAAAGAATTATGGGATAAATATCATGATAAAGAATTTATCAGTGCCTGGGATATGGCATGGAACGCAGCAGGCATACTCGGATGGATATTCGTTCAACTTGTTGCAGAACTGATGCCCTGGGTACCGAATACTTTTCCGCCTCTTCCCTAAACGCATCTTATAAACCTTTCCTTGTAAAAGGGTTATAGATATAATAACCCTTTCCGGCAGTCTGGTGTCGGTTGAATATTCATGGAATTAACTTGCTAAAAAGTAATATCCATGAGAACAGCAGTAGTATTAATCGTCATTGCAATGAGAGTCATAGAACTTGGACTTCTGGGTTGCATAGCTTTTGGCAGCTACATTTTTGTAGAGTATTGTATTTGAATCACTTAAATAATAATTAAACATGAAAAAGAGTATTTTACTTATGACAGTACTCCTGATTACGGCTATGGTCGTATCGGGACAGGTTGTTGATTCCACACCAGTGGACAGCACGGTTGTGCATCAAGGCATGACATTCAATGATATGTTCCAGTTTCTCCTGGGACTTGTGAAAGCCAACTGGGCAATGGTTGCTCTGGTAATTCTCATACCTATTGAGACATGGCTCGGTCAGACAGGCAAGATCAAAGAAGGATCTATGGTAGCCTGGCTTGTGAATACGGTAATGAAGTTCCTGTTCAAGAAAGTCGATGTAGTTAAATCCAAGGAGATTAACACCAGGATGTACCGTGAAAAACAAATAATTAATAAAGGAAAGTAACATGAAAAAACTTCTATTTCTCGCAGTTCTGCTGTTGTCTATGACAATGGCTAACGCCCAGGGTCTCTTTAAAGGATTTCTTGAACCGGTAACGGTTGAACGTATCCAGAGTGTAAGCGGATCCAAAGATGCAGTAAGCTCGTTCCTGTTCCGTCCTGAGATGCTGATAATGGCTCAAGTGGTGAAGTCGTCTTATAATGAGCTTGGTGAGTTCTTGCAGTTTGAAAGCACGTTCGTATCACGCGCAGGATTCGGCTTAAGCTATTCCCATTACAAGCTTGTGAGTGACAAACCTTATAATGATTACTCATTTGCAGCTATGATAAGTGTGGCAACCGTCGAACAACCTTATGCAGGTGTTGCTCTTTCAGCATCGGTACTCGATGTAAAAGGACTTTCGCTGAGTATGGTAGCCGGCTATGATTTTGTAAAGAACAATCCCGCCAAAGCTAACTGGTATATTGGCTGGGGTCCTACTGTAACATTCTAACAATTTGATGATGTGCTTCAAACGAAAGTCGGTGAAAACCAACTGGGAACATAATAGTAAAATCGCGCTGCTGTTCTGGATTAATAATTATCCGGGCAGCAGCAACGATTTACGTTACTGTAATGAAGACATCAACCGTATGAAAGCCAAGATGCCAGACTTTCAGATACGGGAATTCATTGATTGGCAGGTAACAAAGAAGAACTTCATTGACCAGCTGCGCTACGCTATTGAGCATTCCATAGCAGGCGATGTAATATATCTTCACTACAGCGGACACGGGAGTTATGTACGAGATGTATCCGGGGATGAGATTGACGGGTACGATGAAACGCTGTACTTGTATGACGGTAACCTTATAGACGATGACCTTAATACAGCATGTGAGAATGTACCTGAAGGCGTTACACTCGTGGTAGTGCTTGATAGTTGCCACTCAGGATCAGCTACAAAGGAACTGCATAATCCCCATTACCACAAGGCAAGGTTTATGCCACCTGCGGAGGGTAAGGAATTAATCACTCATAAGCGCATTCGCAGGGTCGTAGAACCAGGATTGAATCGGATAGTGGTAAGTGCCTGTGCAGAGAACGAAACTGCCACAGAAGCCCAGATAGGCACCAGTGGTGGTGGAATTTTCACTTACTATTGGGCACAGACACTCCACCGGGACTTAACGTATCGGCAATGGTTTGAAATGATGAGTCTGTACCTGCCAAATAAAGAATTTACACAGCATCCTGTACAGGAAGGAAGTGACAAACTGCTTGATAAAAAGGCACTGACATGAAAAAAATACTAATTTCTCTTTTACTGATATTAGTGGGGACAATTGTTTTCGGACAGCTCCCCACGATTGTTATTCCATCAGCTATTAGTGCGGTAGGAGATTCTCCCAGGACAATAGCGATAAAGACCAACAGTGCAATTGTGTTGTTAAATGATTTAAGACTGTATGATTTTAATGCTGAAGAACTTGCCGTACTCGATGGTGTTTTGGCAACTGCTACAGAGATGAACATGCTGGTAGGGATTGATACTCTGTTATCTGTTCAGGCTCAATTGGATGGTAAGCAAGATTCACTGGAGTCAGGTGTAACTATAAAAACAATTAATGGCTTACCTATCCTTGGCTCCGGTGATATGACCATTGTAGGGGGCGGGGGTTCAATGCTGTATCCTGCCGCCGGTATAGCACTATCCACAGGTGCCGCATGGAATACAAGTATAACCAATAACTCTGTCAACTGGGATAGTTCTTATGTTGCGAGATTAAGGTGGGATGGTGGTACTACCAGTCTTGTAGCAGCCACGGGTAGAACAAGTCTTGGTGGTACAACTATAGGGCAAAGCATGTTTACCCTTGTTAATCCCAGTGCAGTTACCTTTCCTCGGTTTAATGCGGATAATACTATAACGGCTCTCAGTGCTGCAAACCTTAAGACAGCGCTTTCTTTAACAGCAACAGATGTATCATTAGGCAACGTAACCAATGAGAGCAAGGCAACAATGTTTACTTCGCCTGCTTTTACAGGAACCCCGACCGTAGCTACGGCTATTACCGCTGACACAAACGATGGAGCTGCCCTGGGCACTACCTCTGTAATGTGGAGCGATTTGTTTCTTGCATCAGGGGGAGTAGTTAATTTTAATAATGGAGATATAACGCTTACTCATTCTTCTAACGTTCTTACATTAGGTGGAGGAGATTTAGCTCTGGGAGCAAATAACCTTTCTATGACAGGCTCTATAGGAGTAACAGGTACAAGAGTGACAAAGGGATGGTTCACCGACCTTGAAGTAACCAATGCTATTGCGGGTAGTATCACGGGTAACGCGGCTACTGTAACGGGTTATACAAGAAACTCAGGGTCATTAACCTTATCGGGTGGACATGGCATAACTGCCACTACTACGGGAACAACAGCAATAACCCTTCCAGTATCAGGAACACTTGCTACAACAGCGAACGTAGCTCTAAAGGTAAATATCTCGGACACCACTTCCATGCTTACGCCATACATAGCCAGAGGAGATACAGCTTCTATGTTAACCCGGTATATAGCAAGGAGTGATACGGCATCAATGCTTACTCCGTACATCCGGGAAGCAGAAGTAGATGCCGCATTTGCGGATACAGTATCCTTTGAGACTGAGGAACTTGGAGATGTCGCTCCTTTGCTTACTGATTATGAGAATGGAATTGTATCAATAGAGAGTACAGGAACAGTGGTAGCAGGGACAGGTATAACAACGGTTATGCTGTCAAGGTTTATGTATTTCAATACAGCGGCGGCAATAGACATAAGTGTAGATCCGCAGATAGCTAACGGTACTACGGGGCAGATAATAACAATCATTGGTAGCAGTGATACTAATACATTGACGCTTGATGACAGCGCAGGGTTACGACTGACGGGTCAGATGGTGATAGGTATTGGTGATAATATCACACTCTTATATGAGGGTACGATAGGCGACTGGGTTGAGATTTGCAGATCAAATAACTAACCATGAAGAAAGCACTAACAATACTTTTACTGATATGCAGCCTGACGGTTTCAGCGGCTACCTATTATGTGTCATCTTCTGACGGGAGTGACAGTGATAGTGGACTGACAACGGCTCTTGCATGGGCAACACTCGCAAAGGTTCATGCCACAACCTTTGCCGCCGGGGATAGTATTCTATTTAAACGCGGTGACACATTTAGGGGTAGCATCTATCAGAACGAGGATGGTACGTCATCAGACTATATCTTTTATGGTGCTTATGGAACAGGCAATAGACCGTTGATGCTTGGCTCAAAAGATTTAAGCGCAACGGGAGCCTGGGAGGTTCATTCGGGGAATATTTGGAAAACAACCGCTACGCTTGGAACAGAGCAGAATGACATAAGCAACATTGTTTTTAATAGTGAGGCAAGCGTTGGTTATAAGTTTGCATATATTGATAGTCTCACCGCACAAGGGAGGTTCTTTTATAACGGGACTGGTGATTTGTTATACCTATATTCGACAAGTAACCCTGGAACATTCTATTCGCATATAGAGGCTTGTGGCAATTACGGTGCAGCGCAGGGGATTTTTAAGTTTATCAATTCATCATATATACATATACAAGATCTTGATTTTAGGTATAGTTCAGCAGCGGGAGTAGAGTTTGAGGCTTGCGATCATATTATCTTTGAGTTATGCGATGTTTCATGGGTAGGGGGAGAATGGTTAATTAATCCAGGCACATCAGATCAAAGGAGATTGGGGAATGGTATTTCCTTATGGAATAATAACTCTGATTTCATTATACGCAGGAATAAGGTAAACCAATGTTTTGACGCTGGAATAAGTCCCCAGGGGAATGATGGTTACGCAGTCACCAACTGTTTAATAAATAATAATATAATTACAAACTGCCATTATTCGTTTGAAACATGGTCGGGTACATCAGGAGGAACAGATACCCTGACTAATGTTGATTTTGTAAATAATACCTGTATCAATTCAGGATATTCTTTTAGTTATGACCAACGTCCTGATGATGGCAATGACTGTCATTTTATCTCATGGTCAACATCGGGTATAATAACAGGATGCGATGTTTTGAATAATATATATTACGGATCGAGAAGCAAGGCAATATTAATAGGTTATACCAGTACGATTAAATTCAATATGGATTATAACTTGTATTATGATATTGACACTATTGCCGAACAGGATGAAGGGACATTCTATGTAACATTAGCCGCATGGCAGACTGCAATATCTGATGAAGCCAGTTCGATAAATGATAATCCCGACTTTGTTTCAACGACAGACTTTCATCTTCAGTCAAGCTCTCCCTGTATTAACGCAGGTCTTGATCTTAATCTAACTTCAGATTATGATGGGATTTCTGTGGATAGTAATTGTGATATTGGAGCGTTTGAACGAGCTATAGATCTTGGTGGATATTATGTTGCTCTCTGGGGAGATGATATTACTGGAGATGGTTCTTTTGATACACCTTGGGCAACATGGCAGAAAGGGTTTGAAACGCTTACTACCGGAGATACATTATACATCAGAGGCGGCACTTATGCATCAGCAGGGACACTGGTTGGATCTGATTATAGGGCGGTAAGTGTAAATAATCATGACGGTACGACAGTTAATCCGATAGTAGTGTTGAATTATACAGGCGAAACGCCTGTACTGGATTGTGCAACAATGTCAGCAGATGCTCCTCATTATGGGATAGTGCTTATAAATTGCAGTTATTGGGAACTGATAGGGTTACAGGTTAAAAACGTACCACAGCATTCTACTGGAGATTGGGCACAAGGGATTGCCATACTATACAGTACCGACATGTCCCTTACAAGATGTGTGTCACATCACAATGGAGGCGTGGGAATAGGCTCGGCTTATGGGGCTACTGATAATATAACATTTACAAACTGTGATTCTTATGCAAACGTTGATCCTTATACCGTATCACCTGGAGCTTACGGTAATGCTGATGGTTTTGGAATGGAGGAGAGTGCCGCAGGATCAACCGTAACACTAACGGGTTGTCGCTCGTGGAATAACTCAGACGATGGATACGATTGCTGGGATAGCGATGGTCAGGTTACTTTAGATAAATGCTGGACATGGCATAATGGATATAGAGAAAATCAGTCCACTACCGGAGGAGATGGCAATGGGTTTAAATTAGGAAGGACAGACACGGCAGATAGTACCGTGTTCGCACGTACTGTGGTAAATTGTCTTTCTTTTCTCAATAGGCAAAGCGGTTTTGCAACCAACAACGCAAAGTGTCTGATATATTTTTATCATAGTACGGCTTACGATAATGGGTATGGAGGATTTCTTGTCAGTGGATTTGAATGGCTCCCATTTGTGTTTAAGAATTTAATCAGTGTCGAGAACCAGTATAATTTTAATACTGCTGCACTTACCAATGTTATAACAGATAGTCTATCATATCATGCTACATGGATGCCAACAGGTCCGGCTGTAACATCGGCAGATTTTGTCTCAGTGGATACAACAGGAGTCAGTGGAGCAAGGCAGACAAATGGTAATCTACCTTTATTAACATATCTCCATTTAGCATCTACCTCTGACTGCAAAGACAGGGGAATAATAGGTACGGGTGTGACAACAGACGGAGATGGCTACCTACGAGGCTATCTTCCAGATTTGGGTGCCTTCGAGCGTGGGGCAAGATATCTGATTAACGATAGCAAGCTGGAAATGAACAGTGGAAAATTAGTTGTGATAACACGATAAGATGAGTATAGGCAAACTTATAGGAGCAGGAGGACTGCAGATTAAAATTAACGTGTTACAGCTTATTGAAATGATTTCAAAATGGAGACGTACACATAATAAAAGAAGTAAATGACAACTCCAAAGATAACATTCATGACTCAGCTTCTGAACATCAGCAAATACATTGGTGCTGTCTCAGGCATTGTGGCTGTTATGTGGGGAGGATTTAAGTTCATTGATAATGTTGCTTCTCAGACCAGAGTAATTCATGGGGTACAGGATCAGCTTACAACTATACAGGATAGTATTGAGGTATTATCAAACAGAATGGATGATATCAATTTGCAGGTGGAAGGAATAAATGAAAACACTATGTTGATAGGCAATCATGTGGAAGAAGTGAATATGTATGTAAAGGGTGTCAATAAAGCATTCAATTATCATATTGAGACATCGCCTGCTGTAAGCAAGAAAGACTGGGCGAAAATGATGGAGCTGATAGACCTTTCGTTGGTAACAAACAAAAGTATAGTTCAGCAGATGGATCTCTTGCCGGAGCAACAAGAGCTGTATGATCCGAGTATTGTAGTTAGAAAGATAAACAAATAATGGAGAATTATAAGATGAACAATAACGAAAAACTGGACAAGATCCTCGATGATAAGGACTACCAGTTAAACTATAAGAACATGCATCTTACGGTAGACGACCTGGTCTTCATCAAGCGGTTATTCGACAGGCAGGATGCAGCTATAGCAGAAGTATTGGCTCCTTTCTACAAGAAATTTGCGGAGGTGCAGACAGATGTTTGTGATCTTAAGATAAGAGTCTATAAAGATCACGAGGAAAGACTGATCAACATAGAAAAGCAACTGTGTATTAAGCGTCCAAGAAAAACAATCAATTAACCATATAAAGTATGAAATCAGTAGAGTTAAGTGTTAAAGAAAGATTGGAGTTACCATCAGTACTTCCCGAGCGTGGAGGATTCATCCAGCAGGAGATTATTGCATCCATCAAAGATAAGATAAGGTTCTCCCCCAAAGAGATAGAAGAACTACAGATGAAGGATCTTCCGGATGGAAGAATATTATGGAACTCAGAAAAGGCAGCAATGGTGAATTATGAGTTTGAGGATTCATTTGTGGATGTTATGAAGAAGGGCGTGGATAACCTGGATAAGGCAGAAGCCATTCCTACCAGCCTGTTCCCTCTCTGTAAGAAGATACGCAGCATAGAATAATGGTATATACGCAGCAAATTGCTGCTATATAAAAGGTTGATAGTCTTTGCTGTAGTGAATGAGATATTAACGTTCTGATTCTCACCCACATAATGTGACATTTTTCCTTGTAAGTTTGTGTATAACCAAACTTTCGAAAGTATGACACAAGAGATTACCTACAATGACCTGTACAATCTGTACGGAGCAAGCAATGCAACCATCAACAGCTTGATGGAAAAGAAGATGAAAGCACACGGGAAGTTCCTTAACTTCTTGTTTGTCAATAAGGAAAGAGCATATAAGATACTCACCGAGTTTGAAAAGGATCGTCCGAAGCCGGGTGAAGAAGTAAAAGCGTTCTACCAGAAGGCAAATGAGCTGCATGGTACCCTTAAGAAAATAGAAGGAGAAACGGATGAGATGTTTGCAGTGCGTGAGAAGGAAGCACATGAGAAGGAGAACGTGCTCCGTGAAGAGTACAAGGAGAGTATCGCAGAGTGGGATGAACTGCAAAAGGGATTTGAAGCAAAGCTTAACAATAAGGTGAAGTTCAACTCCTGCCAGCTTGAAAAGGCTTATCTACCCGGAGAAATGGACGCTAACGTAATGGAGGCTCTTTATAAATTCATAATAAACAATTGACAATGACACTCAACCAACTCGCATACAGTTTTGCCCAGATAATGGAGAAGGAGAATGACCCGCAGTTCATAGAACTTGCAAGGTTCAACTATATTCATTACCGGTCAATGTTCATACGCAGGGATCAGGAGAAGAATAAGCAACTTCCTTCCAAAGCTATCCAGCAGATTGTATGCGAAATGGTTGTGGTCAGGGCTACCGAAATTCCGGGAGTAAAGGTGGGCGTTGAGATCTCCAAGACAAAAGAAGCAATCCCGTCCGTGGTCAGACTTAAGAGTAGGGATGCTTTTGAGTTCATTGGTCCTATTGATGGAATAGATCCATTCAGCATTATCTCAGCCCGGGAAGCTCAATACGTCCAGTTTACACAATTCACAAAGAGAATACCAAGGGTATATCTTCGTAGAGGCAATCTTTATGTTGTAAATAAGAAGCCTTCGCAGATTCTGGTTGAAGCGGTGTTCGAGGACCCTACTGAGTTGGAGAAATACACACGCACTGACGGTACGCTTGCCTATACCGAGGAGATGGATTTTCCTTTACCTGATGATATGATCCAGGGAATTACCCAGGGTCTGCTTTCAGGGGAGTTGAAATTCCTGCAGGATCAGAAAACGAATGAAGTAAAGATAGATGGATAACTTTAACCACACAGCAATTGACATTTATAAGTACTATGCCAAGAACAACCCCGGTACATATGTAACCTATACCCAGTTTAAATATGTACTGAGCCTGTTCAACAAGAAAGCTGTAGAGCAGATACTTGCCGGCAAAACGCTTAACCTACATAACAGGCTGGGTAAAATAAGGATCCAAAGAGTCAGAAGGAACTTCAACACTAAAACGGTCGATTGGGCTGAGACCAATAAGCTTCAGTCCAGAGGTATAAGGAAACTTGTATTTTTCACTGATGATTTTTGGTACCGCTGGTACTGGGAAAAACGTACTTGTACGATACCTAACAAGAGTGTTTACAGCTTTCGTCCTACGGGCGGGGAAAATGGAAATAAAAAGCGGTTGGTACGTACTCTTAAAACAGATGAATTTGCACATATAAACTTTCAGGAATAATGGTTTACAAAAACATATCCAGCAAAGCTGTCCTGGCTAAGATATACCGGGATTTCAAACCCGGCTACTCCGGATGGGAAGCAGACGCTATCGAATGGATGGGTGAAGCGCTTGACTATATAGGATGCTCTGCCGGATTTGAGATGCATTCGGAGTCGATACCCGTATACAATCATAGGGCAGCACTTCCTGCAAACTTCTATACTTTAAGAGGTGTGGAGTATGAGGATGAACCTTTACCCTACGGCGGGGACTTTGTAAACGACCGGAACTACTTTGCAATTGAGGTCGCTCCTCCTCTCACACAGAATGATGTCATCGATCCCAACAATGTTACCAGGGTAGATCCTGATCACTGGACTGGAGACTATTACCTGATTAACCCGAACTATATACAGACATCCTTTGAAACTGGAGACATAATAGTCAAGTACTACCGGTACCCAATTGACAAGGATGGGCTTCCGCTCATCCCAGACAACATCTACGTTAAGAAGGCACTCTCATGGTACGTTGCAATGATGATGGCTCAGGGAGGAAACCTGGTGGGTCAGTTCACATTCTCCGATGCCAAGATGATATGGGAACATGCTTGCGTACAGGCTGGAAATGATGTAATGTTCCCTTCACCTGATAAGGCAGAAAGGTTCCGTGAGATGTGGGTGAGACTTATACCACATGAGGATTGGAACACCGATGCTCATTTTGAACTTGATTACGACATTGATCCTGACATCTGATGAAACCTATAGGCGGAATGTTTCTGGACTGTGCGCCGGCTGACCAGCCGTCTGGCACCTATCGTCGTGCGCTGAATATTGTTCTTAATCGGCTCAAAGATGCAGTGGCGGTTGAAGGCGGAACATCTGCATACTTCTCCGTTCCTACGGGATATGTTCCGGTTGCATCAGTGATGCTTGATGCGGACAGTGTTGCCGTGCTCTCAACAGACTTTGCAGGAACCACTGCTGGCGAGATAGGCATCTACAGCGAAATAACGAAGGTGTATACGACATTCTATGCGTCTGCTACTCTCGGTTTGTCACTGGAGCATCCTATCAAGATGATCTCGTATCGTAATTACAGGGATGACCGCATCATCGTATGGACCGATAATAACATCTCTCCCAAGATATATAATTTTGATCATCCGTTTGCAGATGCATCGATGATGGATCTGTTTCCTGAGGTTGTAGTGCCTGAAATGGCGATAACCGTTGCAGAAGCATCAGGCAATCTCCTGGCAGGTTCTTACTACTTTGCTATAGCTTACGAGATGTCTGATGGGTTTGTCACGGACTACCTTTCTATAAGCAACCCTATACCGATATTTACCCCTGAGATAGGTGACAATGCCTGGCAGGGAGGCGGTACCCCGGGTGTAGTTACTGCTAAGGGGGTTAAGCTTGCTCTCACGGACATGGATACCCGTTACGACAAGTTCCGGGTTGCCATAGTAGCTTACTCCAACGGTGTGTACACCGCTTATGAGACTCCTTCATACGCTCTTCAGGCAACCACTGAGGTTACTATAACGGGCATAGACGGAACCACGGACATACTCCTGGAAGACGTTACTATCAACCGTGCGAATTACGCGACAGCGAAAACATTGACCTATGAGAACCGCAAGTTGTATATGGGAGGTCTCACAACAACTCCTTTTCCAGACTACCAGCAGTATGCGAATGACATCCAGGTAACCTGGACTTATGACTATATGAATAATCAGGGATCTCCTTCTGTTACTTATAAAAATGGGGACATCTGCGTCAAGGACAAGGCGTTTATGCCCGGCGAGGTATATGCTTTTTACATCTCCTGGATACTTAACGATGGATCATATACCGATGCATTTCATATTCCAGGGCGGGTGAAGCGCACGATCAATCCCAGGGCAGCCAATGATGCATTCAGTGAAGACATATCTATTATTTCACTTGGAGTAGCAAACGGATTTAGTTTTTCGGATGTTGAAATGGATCTGTACGTAAATGGTGCGGCTAAGTATTTTCAAATGCGGGATACTTCCACCGTAGCTGGCGATATGAGCTACTGGGAGAATGAAGAATTATATCCTACAGGGTTCCCGGATCTTGCCGGGCTTCCTATCCGTCATCATAAATTCCCTACTCTTGCCAGTTTATGGGAGCATGGGGTTGATCCTATAACTAACCCTACAGACTCAGAATCCATCATACTTGGCATCAAGCTTATGAATGTCCCTATACCGGCGAGCATAGCCGATCTTGTGCAGGGATTCGAGATATTTTATGCCAAGAGGAGCTATTCCAACAGCATTGTAAACGGCATGACATATCTGTTGCGAACGAGCCAGACTGATGCCGGAAGTTTTATGATTAATCCTATACTGGGCACCAGTACACGCACATGGCGGATATTTGCTCCGGATTTGCAGAAGAACGGCGAGACGCCGGCTATAAGTGCAAATTATCTCAGGCTGGAAGGAGAAATAGAGGTAGATTCAACTATTGCACTACATTCTGTAGTCAGTTTGCCTGAACTCTCAGTGGCTTCAATGGTAAGTACTGGCTTAAGTGAACCGTACCGTCCTATCATAGCAATCAATACTGCCGAGTATGACCCTTTTACTCCTGATGAATATCGTGAATCTGCGATTGAAATAAAATCCAAGGTGGTTGGATTTTGGACATATACAGCTGCCATAGGTGCAGCTAATTACCTTACGATGCCGGCTACAATATGTTCTTATAGGGTTAACTGCTATGCGGGATTATCTTCTCAGCAGCTTGTAGGAACAGGTAAGCAGTTCTTCACCAGGGACAGTGCATCTTACTTTCCCGGAGTGGATGGAGATGGTGTGGACTGTCTATTTATGGGCGTAGGAGGTTACTCTCCTGCGGTGTTCGGCGGGGATACCTATATGAACAAGGTATATCACTTTAAGAACCACAATTATCTGGGAGGTGTCTGGAAACAGTACTTTGGGTTTGTATATTATTCCTACTCCAACCTTGATTTAAGAGTAAAGGGCACTGACTACGGGGAAAGGTTTATGCCAGAATCAACCTACGGCACTTCACCTGTTATGTATATTGATTACGATACGGCTCCGTCTGGTGTGATGGATCCCGAATATACGGTGGATAACTACTTGAAAGTATACGATGATTATTCCAAGTCAGGTGAACTGAATATGGTCTACCCGTACGCACGTAACGATATTAACGTTAATGATTTCCCTAACCGCATCATCTCTTCCAAGCCTATACAGGCTGAGGATAACGGCGGTACGCTGCGTAAGTTCCTTCCTTTGGACTACTATGAGATGCCTAAGAATCGTGGTCCTATCACAAACCTTGAAGGATTCAATGGGATGCTATTGATACATACAGAGGATTCACTTTATAAAACTGTTGGCAAAGTACAGTTGCAGACAGATGCGGAAGCGGTGGTAATAGGATCGGGAGACATATTTGACATAGAGCCTACGGAGATATTCACCGTCCCCAACGGATATGCAGGATGCAGGAATCCCTACGCTGCAATTGTTTCCAAAGCAGGATACTTTTTTATCGATGAGAAGGCTGCCAAGATGTTTATGATGCGTGAGAGCCTGGAGGAGATATCCAACACGGGTCTGCGTAATTTCTTTGAAGAGAACCTACAGTTCCAACTTGTGAAGGATCTGAACAGAGTTTTAGTAACGAATGATGGAGTATCGTTGTTTACGGATACTCCGTTCTCCCCTTACGGTGTTGGATATGCGGTAGCATTCGATGACCGATACCTGAGACTGATCATAACCAAGCGTGACTTCACAACAATAGTAGCTCAGGAGAGCAACTTCAACACATTGTATAAACTGTCAGGGGGATATGTCTGTGACAAAGCAACATCCACTCCACAGACACTGGCTGTACTGTCGACCTATCTTACCGATAACTCATTTACTATCAGTTACGATATAGCCAGTAAGCGATGGGCAAGCTTCCATTCCTACCTTCCGGTGTTTCTCTTTAACACAAAGAAGAACTTCTATGGATCAAGGTTAGGTATCAACCGGGTATACAGATTCAATGAGGATCATTATAACGGTTACTACATGGGGCAAACATTAGAATCCTCATGGATTGATGTTACCTTGCCTGATAAAAACCAATCTCAATCGGTTACATCCTCTATCAGTTGGACCAGTGGGTTCTTGGATGCTGTGGGTAATCCGGACTTTTATAAGACCTGGGACAGATTATGCGTGTACAACACTCATCAGGTGAGTGGATGGAGAACCATAGACTCAGCAGGAGCCAGCAGGAACGCACGGTTCACTGGTGGTCGCTGGCACTTCAATGATTTCAGGGACATGACAACCGTAACGGGCACTATTCCACCTGTCAACAGTCCCGTCCAGGAGAACTATGAGCTTCTTGTGGATAGCAATGGAGACCCCGTAAACGTCGATTCTGTCAAGCTCTGGAACAAGCGCAAAAGGTTTATAGATACGTACTGCATCATACGCCTTGAACACACGAATACCAATGCCGGCATAGTATATTTATATGATTTGGAAACATCAGGGCGTCCGGTAGTCAGATAATATACAGAGTTTATACAACGCCCTTCGGATCATGTATCAAATTCGTATATATAATGAACCCCGTAAGAAAATTCAATTACTCCAACCATCCTCTGAACCTTCCTAAAAAGGGTTATGGGGATTGGTTTGCAGCAAACTCCGAAAATATAGGCGCCGGCTTGAACATAGCAGGTGCAGGTGTCAACTCACTTAACCCTGAGGATAAGCCCGGTATGAATGTACTTGGTGGAGCAATCAAGGGTGCGGGCATGGGTTCGATGTTCGGACCTATCGGTACTGCAATAGGCGCCGTAGGTGGTGGCATCATCAGTTTGTTCACTCAGAAGGCTCAGGAGCGTAAGGCTGAGGAGATGGCTGCCGAGGCAGAGAAGAAACGTCTTCAGAGTGTAGCAGCTGTAAATAATGATGTTACAAGAGGTATCCTGAGGAATTATCCTACGTCAGGCATCGATCGTCCACGTATGAACAAGGGTGGAGAAGTGCCCCCTACGGATAAAAAGATAGTTCCCAGCCAGGCAGAGTATCTTGCCGAGGGTGGAGAAACCATCCAGTACAATCCAGGTGAACAGCCAGCCACAGACAAGTACGGTAAATTGAACCGCATTAACTCCTCTACCAGCCTTATACAAGGTGCCAAGCATACCGATCCTTCAGAGGGTGTGGGTATGACCGGTGGCAGCAGGATCTTCTCTGACAATCCTAAACTGAAAGTCTCCAAGGACTTTTCTAAAATGCTTAAAAAATTATAATCATGGCAACCTTTGCTGAAACACAATTACAGATAGCCCGGAAGAAAGCTAAGTATGAAAAGCTTTTGAAATCTCCGAATATGGCTGAGCGCACTGCTGCAATGATGATGTACTCTCGTGCGGTGAACGCCGAGAATCTCTTGTTCGCTGAACAGGAATCTCAGAAGCCTGCCGAGAAAGTAAACGATAGTTTACCCAAGGCTGGTGCTGGACTTGACATACTTAAGAATCTCTCATTGAATTACTCAGGTAACCTGCTTGCTGATTCACGCAAACGGTATGCCAACAATTTTTCATTTACCGGCGATCTTATGAAGGATAGTCTTACTGCAGTATCTCCCCTTTCACTGGGAAGCAAATCAATTGTAGGCGGACAATTTTCGTCCAATGCTCCCGGTGCTCCTACTGCTCCCGGGTTGGACAGCTGGAAGGAAGGAAATAAGAATGCAGCGCTGGGTAATACAGTTGTCAATGGATTAGACTACTTCTCCAAGATGGCTGCCATACGCAAGATGCAAGCTCCGCCCAAACCTATCAGCTCTCCTATGATGTGGTTAAATAAGAATCTGAACACAGGCGCAGAGCGTAATGCAGTATCACGTAACCGCATCAGCCAGGAACGTATGGCTGACCAGATACCAGGACAGCAGGCAGGGACTGCACTTAAGCAGAAAGCCGGGGTGAATTACCTGAATCAACTCAGTGGTATCTATGATAAGGAGCAGAACTTCGCTACTCAGATGGAGAATACGGAAACTGCAATGAACAGCCAGATAATGGCTGACAATGTCTATCAGCAGAATGCTTACAACTATGGGTTGAATGACTTCAACAATAATAGGATAGCCGCTCGCCAGGGTGCAGCAAGCACTCTTCTGGGAAATACATCAAATGTCATACGTGATACCAGGGACAGTAACTCTGAGATGACTAAATGGGACCTGCTTATGAAGCAGTATGATCCTACGGTAAGCAGCGATGTCATGGCAGCATTCGATAGTGGAAATGTATCGAAACTCATGGAACTTATTAAGAAGAATAAAGCAGTTAAGTAATGGCTAATAACAGATATAACGACCGGCGCAGGGCACCTTGGACAGGTTCGTCCACAAATCCTTTTGCCAATATCCAGGATACACCTTATGTATCGTTCCGCAATGAGCTTCCTCTCGGTGAGATGCGTGAAGCCGGCAATGCTATGCAGGGACGGTGGGATATCAACCAGGCAGCTGCTGATGAACTCGGAAACTCCCTTGGCAATGTGGCTATGGCTGTTCATGAGAAGGATGCAGGGCTCATAAGCGAATATAACAAAGCAGTCCAGGCAAAACTGGATGCAATGACTAAGGCAGGCGATTTCCATAACATGTCCAAGGAGATACGTAAGCTTGCCAATGATTATACCATCAGGGTTCAGCCTGCTCTTGAGGAGCGTGCTGCTATCGAGAAGGATATTGCAGGCATACGTGCAAGGACGGACATGTCCGTACAGGATCAGCAGAGGGCTATCGATGATATCAACATGGGTTACCAGGGAGTCCAGTACGATGAAAAGGGTATTCCTATTAAGAAGACATATGCATCAAGGTTGTACTCAGGTACCGCAGATGCGAACGCTATTGCTCTCGACCTTGTAAAGGGATGGAATGCTGCCAATACGGGCATTACAAAAGAAGAGGTCATGAATACTCTTCCGGCAGCTTTGAAAGGCGATCCGCGTCTTATTGCCTACAAACAGGATATGCTTGACATCAATGGCAGGAAGTATGCTGCTCAGGTTAAGAGCGGACAGATGACACAGGAGCAGATGAATCAGCAATTGCTTAAGGATGATGTGGATTTTGAAGCTAACATTATCAAACCTGCAATTGATTTTGCCGTTGAAAAGACATGGTTCAAGAACTATATAAAACCTAAGAAAGATGATAGTAAGAGCGGTTCAACTATGGGAGAAGGTGCTATTATATCTACTGGTACAACTCCTGCATTGGACGTAGGAACTGCTAATCTTAAGGAACATGGGAAAAAGGTTGATGAACTTCGTACCTCAATAGCCAGGGAGCCAGATCCAAAGAAAAAAGCGGATATGGAACTGGAGTTAAGGGGTGTGCAACAGGAGGTTTCTTATAAGATACAGGAGGTATTACCTGAGTTTGAGGATACTGTAGATCGTTATTACCGAATGTATGAAGATAATAAAACATACAACAAGGGCGATGCTCCGTTGACCCGGGAACAGTTCAAGGAGATATTGGTGAGTAATATATATGATGATCCGGATTACAAAATGAAAGTGACTGATGTCCTTGGTGATGCAGTTAATGAAAATAATCCGGCAATACGAAGAGCTACAAAAAAGCTAAAAAAGGAAATAGAGAAGGGAACCAAAAAACTCTCTACGGAACGGGAAGCTACCATTTTCTATGGTACCGAGGGGTCTGAAGCTATGAGATCTTTTACCGGCGAGTACAATAAATTTACTACTGAGAACTTCTCGGAGAATGTTGAGAATTATACTGTACAGTACAAGGGTAATGAACTACAGGCTAACGAATATCTCAATGAGCTTAAACGGGATGCTACTAAGGACAAAGTATATCTGAGTTCTATGTATAAAGACGGCAACTTCCAAAAAGTTCTGGAAGTTACTATACCGGGTGGTGAAAAGAGCAAAGCACCCAAGAAACAATCGGTGTTTATTGCACCCAAAGACCAGGCTGCTTATATTGCCGATATGATAAAAGCAGCAAGAGAATTTCTACGGGACAAGACCAATGAGAGTAATCAGGCACAAGGCGTCCAACTTGCAGCTGCTGTAACTTTTGCACCAATGGTTGAACGGTCAGGATTTGGAAGACAGGCTTATGGTAAGTTACAGGGATTTGAAGTTGAGCGTGATGGTAAAACTTACGAAATCGGTTATGAGCGAGAAGAGGATTCTGATGTCTATAATCTTTACCTCGTTGATCCTGAAGACAATAGTTTTGTTGCTCAGTATACCGATAAATCCGGAGAACCTGTAAGAGCTGCTAACGCTAATGACCTTCAGATGAAATTGTTTATGAATACCCCAGAAGTTTGGACAAGATTTTAAAATAAGTTTATGAGCGAAATAAACAATTCTGCGGAATTTAAACTCCCGGAAGATCCGAAGAACTCCAATACTCCCTCAGGCACCCCAGGCTACTCCCCATTGAAATTTAATTTTTCTGAAGTAGCAAAGGATGTAACTGAAAAGTTGGGAGATTACTCTCCCATTCGGTTTACAAAACCTGAAGGGGAGTCGTTTTATTCTTCAACCGATACACAGCTTCCAGACTCTAAATCTTATAAAAAGTACTTATCCAATAAGAACGATGAGTTCTTTATCAATGACCCTGATACAATGAATGAGAGCAGAGCTCAGGCACAAAGCAAAGGTGCCAAGCTCGCTGCTTTTGTTCCAAACTTTATCGGTCAGACGCTTACCGAGATAGGTAAGATGCCGGGTTACGTAGGAGGAGCTGTTGCATGGGGAGTTGAAGAGGGTTTCAAGAAAGAGCACATTGATATGATGGTTGACAATGTTTGGACTCAGGCAATGGATTCCATAGATGAAAAGTTTAAAAGCATTCTTCCTGTGTATACCCGTAAAGCTGTAGCTGACGGAAATATATGGCGTCAGTTAATATCTCCGGAGTTCTGGGCAACTGATGCTGCTGACGGACTTGGGTTTCTTGCTTCTTATCTCGTACCAGGAGCTGGTGTTAAAGCATTGGGTATAGGTGCAAAACTTGCCAGGGGCATAAAAGCTACTAAAGCATTTGGTGCAGGTCTGGACCTGGGAGCTGCTACGCTTACCAATACTGTACTTGAAGCAGCTGCTGAAGCTGGTGGTGTTGTGCAGGATCTTAAGAAATTCTATAAGATGGCAATTGCAGAAGGATTGATAAATCCTTCAACAGGGGTGCCTTATAACAGTCAGGATGCTGACGAAGCAATAGGATTAGCCGGTCGGAATACGTTTCTTACTAACGCGGCTATACTCCTTGGTCCTAACTACATAATGAACAAGAATATCCTTGGAGCATTCTCTATGGGCAAACGTACCGCGGATAATATAATCACCCGGGCTGTAATGAAAGAGGGTGCGGGAGCTGTTACAAAAGGCGAGACGCGCAATGAGTTAATGAAACGCCTGGTAGGATCAATTGTATCCGAGGGGTTCTGGGAAGAGGGGTCGCAAACTGCGACATCAAGTTTATTTACAAACATAGCTAAGGGCGAACGGTCAGGAGAAGACGGACTTATAGCAGGTCTGGCTGATGAGTATGCAGACATGATCACCACCACCGACGGTCAGAAAAGCGTGATGCTTGGTGCACTCTTGGGCGGTCTGGGCGGTGTTGTAGGAGGTATCCGTGAACAGAGTGCCAAGAAGAAAGGCATTGCCAACCTCACAGATCTGCTGAACAAGAACTTCGAGAGTACACTTGCATCATTCATGGGTGCGTACGAGACCAATGAAGACGGTACGGTTGCCATAGATGAGAATGGATTTCCCAAGGCGGATTACTCAAAGCTGGGAGCAGCACTGAAGAACAACTTCGGAGAAGAGGTCACCTCACATCTGCTGGACCATTACGCACAGACCGGTCAGAAGGAAGAGTATTACGCCCTCACCAACGATGTGCTTACAAGATTTGCATTACCCTACTTCCAGCAGGAAGGTGGGATGGAAGTCATGGCTCAGAAGCTTGAGGAGCTTGAAGAGAAGACAGCTGCCCAGTTAGCCAAGGTGGGCGGTAAAGGAGATGTCGCCGAGTTCAAGCGTGAATGGAAACAACGTGCAGCCAAGCTTCAGAAGACATACGATCAGATATCCAACTACAACCAGGATTTCTTTCAGATAGAAGCCAAGACTCCAGAGGAGAAGGCAAAGCGCAACGAGTTCATTCAGCGCCTGCATTACAATGCGATGATCGAGGCATCCAGGCAGTTGTACTATGACGAGCAGATAACAAAAAAGAACGGGGAGATCGACAGACTGAACCTGATGGATTCGGAAGCCAGCAAGCCTATCATCGAGAAGCTTGGCAAGCAGATAGAGATAATGGAAGGGCGCAAGGCAGACGCTGCCAAAGCCCAGAAACTCATCTTCAACAAGAGCGAGCAACAGAAAGCATTCAATAACATGGCAGCTGAGGCAGCCAAGCTAAATGAAGAGATGAACAAGCCGGATGAGAGTGCTCCCGAAACATCCGAGGAGATTGAAGGTATCCTTACAAACAATACCCATAAGGAACGGTCCATAATCAACGGTGAAGAACACGAGCAGACCATCAGCGATGAGTTTGAGATAGACTTACTTGACGACAAGGATCAGCCTATCGTCACTGAGGTACCTGTAGATGAAGAGGATGCTGCTAAGGGAATGAAGCCACTGTCTAATAAGTATGTGATAGCCAAACGTTCACGCAGGGGACTGGTGTTCCGGAACGTTGAGACAGGTCACCTGGTCACTCTTAGACCGGACGGTTCTGTAGAGTTGCAACTGGGTGAGGATGCTTCTCCGATAGTATCCAAGACAAAACGCATACAGCCGGTTGTTAAAGAGGCTCCTGCTGAGGAGATAGTGATATCGTCCGGTAGGGAAGCCAGCCATACTGTACTTGTTGGACCTGAGTCATTTGAGACCTCTACCGGGAGTCATGAAGCTGCTCTTAGGATCGATGGTGATCCTACTGCATCCATGGAAGCAAAGCGGGATGCTACTAATGCTCTCCGTTGGTACGATTTTCTCAATTCTTATGAGGTTGAGGCAGGTAAGCCAAGCAAACTTGTTATCACAATGAGTGTAAGCCAGGTGCAGAAACTGGATAAAGGAAATATCATACGAGAACAATTGAGGTTTTGGGTGCCGACTCTTAAGCACAGCCTTACCGTGGATGAGCTTGCTGCCCAGTCAGATGAGAATCAAAAGGCTGCTACAGAGGATATTAAACTTGTTGTACATAACTGGGTAGATGATAATGGAAAAGAACTTATCACTCCCTATACTGCAGATACCCGGATTGTTTGGTCATCGCTACCTAAGGCTAACTGGAAGACGGACCTGTTATTTGACCGGTTCTCCGTAGACAACCTGAAGGATAAACTATATCAGGATGAGGTATCAAATATTCATAGTGGTCAGGAACCTGTAAAAGGATCAGATGCTGATCTTGCAATTCGTAAGAAAGTCGATGGTCAGGTAAAAGAAGTAATAGATGAAGCTGTCAAGGTACATGCTCAGCGCAGGGAAGTTTATCATACTACCTCTCAGCAATACTACATAGCTGTAAAACAGCCGGGCGTACGTGCGCCGCTGCCTGAGGGACAGACGATTTCTTCTGTAGTGGGCTCTATCCTCACTGAGGAAGAGATACCAGATGCAGAATTCCACTTTACCAATAAAGGTAAATCTACAGAGCGTTTTCCAGTTGAAGTGCATGGAAAAACACAGTTTATGCAACCGTTTAGGGTGTATTTATGGAATAAAAGAGCGAGTTCTCTTGAAGAACTGCACTATCGCAACCTTAATGCCGCAGAGATTAATACTTATATAGAACTATGTAAGGCATTGGTAAACGATGTTAATATCACTCTTAATGGTAAAACACATAAGATAAATAGAGTTGACCGTGGAGATATCCTTAAGTACCTGGAGCTTACAGTATCATGGAACAACAAAGAAGATAGTCCCTTTCAGTTTCATATAGGCACAAAAAAGGCTGATGGAACATTTAATCATATCAAGTTTGGTGATCAAAAACTAACTGCTGAGGGACTTAAAGGTGGACCACAGCTTGAAGCTCTTAGAGAGTTCCTTACTCATAAGTGGCATGGTGTAAGTTACGACTGGCTCAACATCAACGATAATTTCACTGAGTTCAAAGACGTTGAAGGTGGTGTAGAAGCAATCACCTGGTCCAGGGAACAGGGAGGATACAAGGCATTCATTCTCTCTACAAAGGATAACCGTACTGCCAAGATTGACAGTAAGGTGCGTCCTATGGTTGCTGCAGATCCTGTTACCAATGCTCAGACACCGCAGTACATCAATCCCAAAGTAGGGTTCAAGCCCTACGGAGAACGTGTGACGAAAGAGGCAGAACCTGTAGTTATTGAACTGGAACCGGAAGTTGAAAAGAAGAAGTACGAGTTTTTTGAAAAAGATCATGTGTACGTGGTTACACTGGTGCGTCCCGATGGACAGAAGGGTTCCTGGGACGGTGTTACTATATTCTGGGATGGCAAGAAGTTCAAGTACGAAGGTACTCCTAAGGAAATAGCAGCTGCCAGGAAAGGTCTGAATGAGTACTTTACAAAACAGGATGACAAGACGGTAGAGGGCATGAAGAAGTTTTATTCTGATGCTGGTGCTAAACTCGATATTGTTGAGAAAAGAATAGATATAGCGCAACCGCCGGTAACTGCTTCATTGTCCAATGCAGAACTCGAGCAGGCAATTGAAGAGGTAAAGGCGGAGACAATGACAGAATTGGGGGATAAGTTTAATTCCATTGAATTCAATTCAGCAGTAAAAGAAGCTAAAAACTTTATTGAGTTTAGAAGTAATGTAACAGTTGATTTATTTAAGGCAATACTTAACGCCAAACTCAACCCGAATGCAGTAGTCCATAGTCGCAGGCGTATGAATCTGCCGTCTGAACCACTTGTGGATACCACGGAAGGTATGAAGTACCTCAAGGACTTGTTTCCTGAGGAAGATGTACAGAGTCTCCCTCTTGATGGGATGACCGGAGGTCAGGTTGTGGATGCCATGAAGATAATGATGGCTCCAATGGCAGCTGTAGGAACGCAGTTTCATGAGGCATACCATATGGTCTCCCTGGCGTTCATGACCAAAGTCCAGCGTGATAAGCTTTATAATGAGGCACGCAAACGTACTGGTAGGGAAATGACTGATGTCGAGGCTGAAGAGTTCCTGGCTGAAGAATTCAGAATCTTCAAGCTCTCCAACGGTAATTATAAGTTCCCTGCCGGGCAACCGGCTAAGAAAACCTGGTTCAGGCAATTGCTATCACTTCTTACCAGGCTCATGCACAAGCTCGGACTGTCGACCTCAATCGAGGACACGTTCAGTACGCTTGATGCAAAGCCGTACCTAAGCAAGGATCGCAGAGACGCTGTCAAGGGTACATTCAAAAAGAAGATAGGTACACTGTCCGAGATGGCTACTAACGCACTATTGGAGAACCTGAACTACGAGTTCTTCGATGTGATACTCAGCAATGAGAATTTCGATTACGACCGGTTGGCATCGGATAATACCATGCTGCTGGGGATATACAAGAATATTAATCTCTCCATGGCAGAGTGGGTGCAGAATCCAAGTACTGATGTCAATACAGCCGAGTATAATATGGTGTGGAAGACGCTTGGCAACTGGAAAGAACTCTATCAGCGTCATTTACAGTTTCTTCGTCAGAACGGTATAAACGTTGCCGAAGTAAACGCTAAGGTAAGTGATGTGCTGGAAAAGGGAGATGAGAATGAAGAGACTCCGGAGAGTAAGGCAGAGTCAAGAACTCCTTGGGATCATTTTGAATCACATTTGATTGATGTCAAGGTTACCATGCCTACCAAGGTTAAGCTCCTGCTGATGGGCATACCTGTTGGAGAAAAGGTGGGCGACAAGTACCAGTCGACCTGGCAGCAAGGCGAAGGGTTTGAGTACCGTGCCATGCAGCAGTATAATAAGACTGTTGATTTCCTTCATAACAATTTGTCCGGTCTCAGCACTTTTCATTCGATGGTAGAGAAGCTTAAGACCCTTGAGGCAAGTAAACCGGAGATGCGCTATGTCATCGAGAAACTACGCGGATGGCTGGATAACTACACTCCTACTTATGAGGAATGGGCATTGCAAACTGCCTTCTACGTTCAGTTTTGCAAGACCAAGAACGTACCTATAATAACTTACTTGAAGAACAGCGGTGATATACTCTTCATAGATGCGGTTGTAAGCGCTTTGGAGGACAGGATAAGCACCGACTGGAGAAACAATGCCCGTACTGAGGCAGGTACCGCTAAATCGGCTTATAAGACCAATTCCAGGGGTGAGATACTTATTGATATTACCAAGCCTGTTAAGATAGGTGATAATAAATACTCCGTTGAGCAACTCAGGACAACCAAAAGTCTCTGGAGCAACTTATCTATTAAGGAGAATCTTGATTTCCTCCGTGCATTCGGGATAGTGGTGAGCGAGAAACCCGAGGATGTTACCAACAACAAGGAGCTTGCTGAACTGAGAGACCAGATCATCAATAACGCAACTGCCGAAACAACACTCGATGGGTTCTATGCCAAGGATGGTATGGAGATGAATGCGGAGATAAAAGCGGTCCTTAAGACAGCTGTCAATCTCTCTACTGATACACAGGCACTGCAGTTCCTGAATGCAGATAATAAGGTGCAGCACAGTATTGCGCTTAACTCATACATTACTCAGCTGGGTAACCTATTTGCAGAGAGCGGAGTTCCCGCATATCTGCGTCCTGCTGACAAGGGTGGACAAAACCTGTCCACAGTTGGAAGCATGATAATAGACCGGGTGGATAAGGGTCTTATACCAAAGATAGAGTTGCTTGTTTCTACCAAGACCGAGTCTGACGAGAATGAAAGCACATCTTCATTGAGCATTACCGACCTTGAGTCTACGAGCTTCGGCGTTGTTCTGGACGGACGGTTCCCGATGATGCGTGCCGGTGATCGTACACTTGAGAACTTGATTGACCTTAGGCTCACCCAGGACGAGCAGAAGGCTTTGTACCGGATGACCCGCAAGGAGATGTACGCTTATCTATACAGGTGCCTGGTGAGCGAGGTGGCTACCGTGTTCGCACACAAGGACGGGATGGGCAAAACCCTTAAGAACTTTTCAAAGAATGGTGGTTCACTACGTATATTCAATATCGATGATATTATCACTGACAAGGATCTACAGGACTACTTTGATAAGCAGAAAGCGACAAATGGCGTGTCCGTAAGTGGCTCACAGTCTGAAAATCTCGTAGCTATGGCTGACGGATTCATTCGGTTCAATCGTGACAAGGTTGCCAAGCTGTTTGATACTATGATAACTTCCAATACTGAGATCAGCAAGCAAAGACTGATGAAGTCAGGAGTGGTGCAGAAGAAAGATGATAAGTACGTCCCGGTAGGCTTCAGCCTTGAAACGGTTGAGAAGATACTCGGGCAGAGGATCACCAAAATGGACGAAGTCCAACTCACTAAGATCGTTGAGTTGGGAACGTTCCGTTACATGCAGGGAGCTATTGAGTCCATGAAGCTTTTCGTGGGAGATCTTGCCGGCTACGGTAGTGCCTCGGAGGTCTTCAAAAGACTTAAGGCAGCATCGTCTACCAAGAAAGCTCAGCGTAATGACACCGAGACCCGGACGGTTCTTACCGAACATAGACCAAGATGGTCTGGTCCGTACCTTGAGAACACGAGGATACATGTGGCAGCTGATGACTCTATACCATTGTCTAAAAGGAGTACAACGGAGTACGATGAAGTGCTTGGCAAGAACAATGCATATTCAAGGGGCTTTAAGATTGCCGACGGTCAGACCAAAGGCACGCTTGACCATGCTCGTCAAATGGCTCTTCAGGAAGATACATGGAATGATGCTAAGGAAAGAACCTATCAGTGGGAGATGCAGACATTTGCAAAGCGCATCTTCAAACTTGGGTGGATATCGGAAAATCAACTTAAGGGTTTATTTTCTACCATTTTCTCCAGACACACCAATGGAGTGGTTCCTGAGAAACCTATGTTCCGCGGGGAAGTGATCCGTGAAGAGGATAAGGGTGTGATACAGCAGACAAAACCACAAGCGTATGGTCCAATTGCCAATCCGGAAGCAGCGTTCATGACCAGTATATTCAACCTCAAGACTTCGGTTGCTTATATATTCCCGTCCACACTGAGCGATGATAGTCCGATGCTAAAGTATTTTGTTAGCATGCTTAATAACAATGTCGATCTGCTGGCATTTGATTCAGCTTCCAAGATGGAGTCATTCATCCCGGAAGCTCTGTACGATCAGGATGGTAATATGAATGTGATAACACCGGAGTCCAAAATCTTGGAGGTATCATACGACCATATAGGCATTCAGCAGGATACAGCGGACAAGGTGCATAACAAAGCCACCATGTCTACGCAGAAGCGTAAGCTTGAGTCAGCGAACCTGTTTGCTCATGGCAAGGCTGTACTTGATGCTAACCAGGCTCCTATCGTAGGGACGCTTAAGGATGAACAGATTGAGTTCACCGACGAGCTGTCAAAGCGTGAGCTTAATAAACTTGTAAAAGACTTGGGACTTGTTAACCAGGAGGGCAACTATGTCTTAGATACCGACGATAAAGAAGCTGTTGGAAGACTGCGCAAACTCCTTATAAGAGAATTTGAATGTCGGCTGATGCCGGGTAATGTTATAGATGGACTTAAGCTGGCACTGGAGGACGATGTCGTACTCTTTGACACCTTATTTATTAAGAAGAAGATACAGCAGGTGCTGAATTCGCTTATCCGTAATAGGGCAATATCACTTGAAACAAACGGTGATATGATGATCCAGGAGAGTCTGGAGGGTTATGACGAGCCCCTTAAATTCTACACTTACCACAAGGGAATGACACAAGTCTCCAAGATGGAGGTCATGGTTACACTCCCTATGGCATGGCTGCCATTGGTTGAAAAAGCCGGCGGATTGGACAGGTTTAATGCACTGGTGGCAAAGAGGGATTATAAACTGCTCGGTCTTGATGAGCGTCTGTTTGTATTCAGTGCCAACCGTATACCTGCAGGAGCTTTAAATGCTCTCGATGCATGCCGTATTAAGAAATTCTTTCCACCATCAATGGGGTCCAGGATTGCCCTTTCCCCGGCGATTGTTGTTAAGTCAGGCACTGACTTCGACGTTGATAAGCTCACCTGCTATCTTCCCAATTTTGAGATGGTAAACGGTGTTCCCAAGTATATTGAGCTGGATAAGAATAAGACTACTTCCGAGCAGTCAACAGCTGCACTAGAGAACAGGTTGAACGAGATCTCTATGGAGATACTGCTTAAGCCTGAGAACTTCAGGTTGCTTATTACTCCTAACTCATCTGCTACTCTTGAGAAGTTTGCAGATGAGATGACCGAGTACAAAACAAAAAGCAAGTACGGGTACTCGGATATTCCACAGTGGGCTACCAATATGGAAGTATCCAAGGCGTTGTGGGCTAGTAATGAAATGATTTCCATTGCAGCTATAAACAACGTGAGTCATATTGTCAGCCAGGAAGCGCCGGTGACGATCATTGATCCGGCTATGGAGCTGTGGTTCAAGGGGCAGGAAACAACTGATGAGAAAAAGTTCTCCATGGGGCATATCCTGGACAAGAGTGACCGTGAGATATCCGAGAACTTTGCGGAGTTTCTTTCGGCATATGTTGACGTAGCCAGTAAGAAGGCATTCATCTTTTATCTCAATACAGGTAAGATGGGATTTCCCGTTTACTCGTTCCTTAACAGGTTTGGAGTTGACAAGCCTGAAAGCATTGAGACCATTGCAGCTTTCATGATCCAGCCGATAGTGCTGCGATTCGTTGAAGAGTTCGAGAAGTCTCAGTCGCTACTGATGAAAGCATCCAAGTTCAGGGAGGATATATCCGTTAACCCGGATGCAGGTGTGGAGGATATCTACAATACTCTTATGAAGGAGTTCAAGTCTGAAGGAACGTTTGCCGGTGCATATGGTGGAACACTTGCCAAGCTGTACAGAGATTATTACAATGAACCTGTAAAGTCATCCAAGAGAGCTAAGCTGCTGGACGCTATTAAAGCAAAGAAGCTGGAACTTAAATACCCGAAGCTGTTATTAAAGGATCTGAAGGATAAAGAGAAGTCCGGAAAGATGAATGCGCAGATACTGGACATGTTCCTGGTGTACAGGGAGTACTCCAAGAAACTTGACGATTTCCACCGGGTCACCAGACCTGACGGTAACTATCCGAAGTCGGTGAACGGTTCAATCTACCTGCTCCATAAACTGGAGATGGTTAAGAAAGCCGGGTTCTTCTCATCGGATGATGTTGAGAAGTTCCTTACCACAACCGAACTTAAGCCGTTCTATGAAGCTCTGAAAGAGAACAGGAACCTGTTCGGCGGATTTTTCTTAAGCGGAAAAGGCACACTCAGTCCCCTGATCGATAAGATCATCAATATATATGACGGGATGTACGGGTTTGACGTTGAGCAGATCCTGGAGAAGTTTGAAGCGGAGATGATGAACTACATCGTTCATACCCGTGGTGAGCTTAAGGACAAGCCGTTCTTCCCGAAACCACTTAATGAGGAGTATGAAAGACTCATCAAAGGTAAAAGTTCCGTAGCTAACCAGATGGTAGCAATGCGTAAGAAGCTCCCCAATAACTTCATACTGCAGGAGCTGTATCCGATATTCAATCCGGCAATAACCCGCAGGAAAGAGAATTCCGAGACTGAGAACGTAAAGATGTTCATGCGTAGCTATCCTGCACTGGAAGTGAACAGGCTGGTGTCATCCTTCGAGGAACTGTTCGATAGTGAAGATCAAGAGGTCAGGACATTTGCAAAAGACCTGGCGTCACTGGCAATTGTTCAGAACGGGTTCACGATGACACCTGTCAGCTTTACAAGTACTATTCCCAATACTATTATACAGCCCATATTCAAGGCTATCATTGACAATTACCAGAGCGAACTCCGCAGCATGACTGTTGCAGAACAATCAGCCGAGAGACGGCATATCTTCAACTCATTCCTGATGACCAATTACAGGGATAAGAAGATAGTACCGCGGATGAGCTACTACCAGATGTCATCCCGGGCTGAAGAAGGTAGAAATCTGCATACCTCGTTCGGACTTGTGGCTACTGACAGTGACCTGTCTTCATTTGACATACTCACCTATGAGGTTGACAATGTCGATGCAATAACCAAAAAGAAACTGCAAAAAGAGGGCAAGCCTGTACCGAAGAAACTTCTTGTATACCAAAGGGAGCTTGGAGCTGAGCCTAAGAGGATTGGCGACAAGTACTACCATAGGTACAATGTTGCTCCGATGGGTAAAGGTGAAGGGATGTTTTTCAAGGAGCATTATGCTGATAAGATGCATGCTTCCATCTTGCAGTCCAACGCTCCTACGACGAGTGCGCCTAAGGCTGTTAAGAAAGATGTGCAGCTGAGCCTGAAGGATGAGTTCAAGTATGCTCCGAGGGAGCGTGGCAAGACAGTTGCTCCTGTAAAGGCAGCTGCACCGAAAGTACCTGTAGTTCAAGTGGATAAGAAATCTTTAAACGTATGGTTCGGATCAGGTGAAAATGCAATACTGAGTAATCTTGCTCAACGTCCGTTCACATCGACAGATGGTAGGAAGTACTACAGTGTGGAGCATGCTTACCAGACATGGAAATCCGGACAGTTTGATGCAGCAACTTATTCACAGTATACTAATAAAACTACTGTAAAAATATCCGGTAATAAAGGTACAAAGACTGAGAACAATTGGAATATCAAACTCATGGAAAGAATCATGAGGATGAGTTTTGAGCAAAACCCCGAAGCAGTGGCTAAGCTGGTTGCTACAGGCAGTACTCCAATAACTCATGTACAGGATAAAGGTATCTGGAAAAAAGAATTTCCTCGTATACTCATGGACTTAAGGGATGAGTTTGATGCAAGAGCACCACAACCTGTAAGTGATGGTGAACGTATGTTATCGGAGATGGAAGATGGTTATACTGGTGGAGATCCGTCAGACATATGGGCAGAGGAAGCACCTATTACATCTAAAGCATCTGTAACTCAACCTAAG